GCCCACAACCAGAGCGTGCACGGCGAGGACCCGCAGCAGGTCGTCAGCGACGCGATCCGCAGCGCCGCTCTCGAGCAGTTCGGCGCTGTCGTCAGCCAGATCACCGACGAGACGGTGGGTCGCAAGTTGGCCGGGATCGAGGCCGCAGTCCGGGTGAGCGAGCGGGAACGGATCAAGGGCCTGTTCGGCGAGTGGATCACGATCCTGATGAGCGAGCCGAACGCCCACCCGCCGGAGGCGTGGATCGCCGCGTTCGCGGGCCTCATCGAGCCGAAGACGGAAGGCGAGCAGTCATGATTCACCGCATATCGCTGGCCGAGGTTCTGGAGCAGACGGCGCCGCCCTCGAGGACGCTCGACGTGAGCGTCATCGACGACACCGCGTTCGTCCGGATCTGCGACGTGACCGAGAACGCCAGGACGGACGAGCACCGGGAGATCGTCGAGATCTCGGTCAGCCTCCCGTCGCTGCTGGAAGCCCTGACCGTGCTCTCGCAGGACGCCGAGCGGGAGCGCCTGCGACCCCAGGACCGGCAGGGGTCGCACGAGACGCGCCTGTCGGGGAGGCGGTTCACCGTCGTGCCTGTCGCCCCATGGTCGGCCGTCGCGGCGCTCACCGAGCACCTCCGGTACGAGGAGCCGGCCGAGGAGCCGAGGGCGCGGCAGGACGAGGAGCCCCCGCAATGACCGCGCAGGCCGATGAGCTTCCCGGCGTGACGCCCGCGCCTAAACCGCGGGGGATCACGGCCGCGACGATCCTCGAGGCGCTCGAGCGCCACTACCGGAAGCCGGGCGAGGCTCGCGACGGGGAGATCCTGATCCCCGAGGTCTCCGCGCCGGGATCGACACGCAGGGCGGACCTGGTCCGCATCGGCATGTGGGCGTCCCGCGGAACCGGGATAGACGTTCACGAGATCAAGGTCTCCCGCTCCGACTGGCTCCGCGAGCTCGACGACCCCGCGAAGGCCGAGGCCTGGTGGCCGCACTGCAACCGCTTCTGGGTTGTCACGGTCCCGGGCGTCGTCCAGCTGGCCGAGCTCCCCGAGGGCTGGGGGTTGATGGAGATGCCCGGCTCCGGCCGGAGGTTCAAGGTCAGGGTCCCCGCGCAGTCCCGCAAGGACATCCGGCTGACCGTCCCGCTGATGGTGGAGCTGCTGCGACGGGCGGACAACCAGCGGCTAGGCGAGATCGGCAGGCTCCGCGAGGAGCACCGCGACGACCTTCGAAGGCAGGAGGCCGCGAACCGCGAGCGCCGCGACCGGGGCGAGCTCTCCCCCGCGGTGAGGCGCCGCCTCGACCTCCTCGAGGCCGTCGAGAAGGCGCTCGGCATGCCGCTGGACATCTACCCGGGATGGCCGAGGCTGCCGCCGGAGAGGATCATGCCGGGCGAGCTCGCCGCCCTGCTGGCCGACGCGAGGGACCACGTGACGGTCCAGCGGCGCGCCGAGGACGCGAGACGCGAACGCGCCGTGCTGCGCGACGCCGCCGCGGGCCTGCTCAAGCGGCTCGACGCCGGGAACCCGTCATGACCGCGGGCAGCCGGATCTCCCAGGGCAGGGTCACCCATACCCGCTACCCGGAGGTCGACGACGTTCATCTGCTCGACGTCTGCCGGGCCGGCGGCGTTGCGGGGGGCGTGACTCATGCGAGGGCGCGCTGGCTGTACGCGAGGGCGTGCAAGGAGTGGCGGGAACGGCACCAGGCGGCGCGGCAGGAGGCGGCCGAGCGGATCGTGCAGGACGCGCTCCGGGAGGTCGCCGAGACCGCGTGGATGGCCGTCCAGCTGCGCCGTGGACTCGGCGGCGGCCGTGGCTGAGACCGGCTACGCGGGGCGCTCACGGCGGCCGTGGCACTGGCGGACCCTGTTGTGCATGTTCGGCGTCCGCGAGTGCGCGGGCTGCCGGTGGTGGCGGGAAACGGGTCGGCCATGAGGGACCTCGACGCGACGCTCCGCGACCTCCGCGGTCGCGGCTACAAGGTCGCCAGGGGGCGGCGTTCCAGTCACTGGCAGGTGCGCGACAAGTCCGGCCGCCTGCTGGCGGTAGTCAGCTCGACGCCCGGCGACCGCAACGCCCTTCGCAACCTCAAGGGCCAGCTTCGGCGCGCGGAGGCGAGGCCATGAGCGCGGAGAAGCCCGTCCGCCTGACGTTCCCTGCGTACGACGTCGGCGCGGCCGACATCCTCGCCGGCGGCCGGACGGTGGGCTTCTGCCTCGACGAAGGAGGCGGCACGCGCGGCCACGCCAGGCGGTGGCGCGCTTACCTGTACCCGGCCGCCCAGGGCCGGCGGACGCCGAGGCCGGAGAACTGCGAGGAAGTGACCCGGCGGACGCTCGGCGATCTGAGGCGGGAACTGCGGCAGCGGGTTGAGCTAAAGGGGCGATGGTGGGGGTGCTAGTCGCCGTCGTCCGTGATCACGCGCCCGTGGCTGAGCGCCCAAGTCTCGACGTCCTCGCGCTTCCAGACCTTGCCCATTTCGAGCACGACGTCTGGCTTGGGGAAGTCCTCGCGGTTGATGATCTGCTGGACACGCTGACGGCTCACGCCGCCGAGCATGCGGCCTATCTCTGCGGACCCCACAAGGTGATGCACGGGCAGAACCATAGTCTCCATACTACTAGTCGCTTGACTAGAGGCAAGAGTCCGGCGCATACTAGTCACATGACTAGTGCGTCGCTGAAGGCCCCCGCAACCCGGCACATCAGCAAGCGGCAGGCGCGTGACCTCTTCCGCGCCGCCCGGCTGAACGAGCAGCAGATGTACCCGGCCGCCGACGCCCACTGCCGGCTGCACGGCGTCTGGCCTGAGGGCTACCTCGCCGCGAAGGCCGAGACCGCGCGGACGTTCGGCGTCTTCCTCGACGCCGGGGTCTGCTCCGGGATCGACATTCCCGCACCGACCGCACCGACCGAGGAGAGCTAGACCATGCCCCGCAACCCTGACGCCTTCGCCCCGCTGGGCGATGAGATCCTCGACTTCGAGGGCGAGCCGCGCGCCGTCCTCCGCGACTTCGACTGCCTCGTCATCCCCGCGATCACCCTGCCGCCGGCCGGGGTCCGCGACCTCGAGCGGCGCATCGGCGAGTACTGGCGGGAGATCGCCCGCTACAGGCTCCGCACCGCCGACCTGACGGGCGTCGACCTGAACCTCGTGCGCGGCCAGCTCGCGTACGTCGGCTACGGCCCGTACCTCCCGTCCGCCGACTGGCCTGAGGTCGCCCGGAGGCTCGCGGCTCTCGGCGACATGGCCGGGCTCGAGGAACTGCGGAAGCTGAGCGCCCTGCTGACCGGGGACGAGATCCTGCCCGCCGCCGCCCCGGTGTGCAAGTGCGTGATCAGCGGCGGGGACCTGCTCCCGATCGCCTGCCCTGCCCACGGCACCCCGTGCGGGAACTGCGGCGGCCTGGAAGGCTGCGCGCCTGACTGCGGCGGCGAGGGCGACTGCGGCTGCGGCCCCTGCTGCGCGCTGTGCCGCGCGGAGGACGGTGACCTCGGTGACTGACCGCCGCGACCTCATCCCCGCTCTCGCCGCCCTCATCCGGGCTGCGGTCTACGGCGACCGGACCGCCCCGGCCCTAGCGGAGAGGCTGCTGCCCTCGCTCGGGATCACCTGGGATGGCAGCCTCACCGCAGGGTCGGTCGAGGAGGGGCTCCGGGAGGCGCTCGGCCCGGCCCTTGACCGGGAGCGGCTCGGGACCGCGCTCGCCGCCCTGGAGGACGCCGCGGACTACCGCCGCGAGCACCGGGACGGCGACTGCACGGACTGCGACGCGCTGCCGGCGGGACAGGGGGACGGCGGCGAGAAGGCGGCGGACGGGCCGAGTGCCCCGGACCTCGTCGACCGCATTGCCGATGTCTTGTCCGAGGCCGGCTACACCGACGCCCGGCAGGTCTTCCCCGGCGGCTTCCTCATCACCGGGGGACCGGGCTATGCGACGACGGGCTCGGTGATCGTGTCGGTGCCGTGGACGGACGCCACGGACGGGGAGCGCAGGAGGCTGCTGGCGAGGTTCGCCGAGGCGCTCCGCGACGGGGGCCTGCACGTCACCGCGCGGGGCCGCTACCTCGAGGCGCGCGCAATGCCGGGGGAGGCCCGCGAATGGTGACCAAGGCCCCCGCCAGGCTCGGGGACGAGCTGACCGACCGGGAGTGGGAGATCGCGCTCCTGGTCGCCAGGGACTGGAAGGACGCCCGGATCGCCCGGCACTTGTTCGTCTCGCCGGTCACGGTCGGGACGGACATCCGCAGCCTGAAGACCAAGATCGGGGCGGCGGACCGGACCGCCGTCATCAAGTGGGTTATCGAGCGCTCGGCCGCCACGGCGGCGGGAGGCGGGGAGTCCCGGTGATGCCTGAAGGATCACGGGTCCTGCGCCGGGAGCGCCGCCGCGCATGGCGTGGCACCCCGACCGGCAGGCGGGCCACGCACGAGGTCAGGACGACGTACGGGCGGAAGCAGAAGGCGCGGGACTGGGCCGCGGCGTGGGGCGCCGCGAGGGCGGCCGCCACGACTGCAGCAGAGGAGAGCTGACCGATGTCTGTTGCGCAACTCCGAGAAGGCATCCGAGCCGGATCCGGGCTGTGGTTCTACGACTGCCCGGTGTGCCCGTGTGATTTCGGGACCATGGGGCCGAAGGCGAAGGCGGAACGCGAAGCCGCCGAGCATGACGCCAAGTACCACCCCGTTACCTGCCCGGCGTGCGGCTCGGAGTCGCCCGGCGAGCTGGGCTATGCGCCGGGCTTCAGCGGGATGCCGGCCACGTGCCGGGACGACTGGCACGACGCCGACGCAAGGGTGCCAGGCGATCACGGAGAGGCCGCCACGACGGCTGGAGAGGCGGCGGGATCGTGACCCCCGCCGACGAGTGGTCCGCCGAGAACGGCGGCAACCCGATGTTCGACCCGTGGGCTCCCGAGCAGCCTGCCGGGCCTCTGTGCGAGAAGGACGGGATCGACTACGACACCTACGGCGGCGAGCGGGAGTGGCAGTGCGGCTACCCGGGCACGGTGCGCGTGCCGTCCGGGCGGCTGCTCTGCGAGGACCACGCCGGAGAGCTCGGCTACGGGCCCAAGCAGGAGTACTACGGGTTCGACCCGGACGACGAGCCTAAGTTCGACGAGCCGCCCGTGACGGAGCCGGCGTCATGACCGACCTGTTCACCGCCGAGGGCGCGTACCTGCCCGCCCCGCAGCGAACCTGCACCCGGTGCCTGCACGTCATCGTGGACGTGGATGAGCTCGGCCCCTACTACCAGGTGCCGGCGCAAGAGAACGTTGGGCCGCTGTTCCCGGGAGGCCCCGACACTGTGCTGACGTTCATGAACCGGGTCCATGAGTGCGACGGGCAACCGCACAGCCTGCCCGCAGACGTTGCGGCAACAGCGACGGAGGACCGGCCATGAGGAACTTCCGTGACATCCCCGACGAGCACCGGTACGGCGACGAGCCGGACGAGGACGACTGGTACGGCCGGGACGACTACCGAGAGCCGGACCCCGAGGACTACGAGATCGCCAAGGCCGAGCACGAGCACTCCGAGACGGTCCACGGCGGCAGGCCGTGCGACTGCCCGGTGCCGACCGAGGAAGAGATCGCGGCGCAGTGGGCGGAAGAGGACCGGAAGCACAGGGCCGAGGTCCACGGCGGCGGGGAATGCCGCTGCGAACCACCGTTCTGACAGGCGCTGCAGGCCCACTGACGACATAACAGATCAACAGACGGAGGACACAGATGGACGAGTTCAAGGCCGGCGACAAGATCGAGCACCGCCTGATGCCCGGATTCACGATGACCGTGGAGGGCACCCGCGAGTGCGAGGCCGACGCGAACCGCCCGGAGCCGCACCAGGCGCTCAAGGTGACGGACCCCGAGGGCAACGAGGACTGGCTGTGCGCCCACGACGCGCAGAAGCCCGGAGAGGGACTTCCGTGGACGTGACGGACCTCAACCCGGACGGGCCGCACAACTCGGAGCGCACAGCCGAGGCGGGCCAGCTGTTCGATGACTGCTCTCGGTTCCTGTGCTATGCCACGATGCCGGAGAAGGGCGGCCTGGAGTACCCCGGTGACGCCTACCGCCTCATCGCTGACCTTTACGCGGCGACCGGGCGGCTCCCGCAGGCGTGCGAGCAGATCGGCGAGTTCCTGATGGCGCAGGGGCGCCGCGTTGATGCTTACGAGGCGCGCGGCCGTAACCCGAGCGAGCAATCGGCGATAGGCGCTGCGCGTCTGGCCGATGCCGCGACCGCAGCGCACAACCTGACCCGGGCGCTGCAGGCCGCCCAGACGGCCATCGCCGGGCTTGGCATCCGGGAGGACGAGGATGGAGAGGCGGACCATGGCTGACGGCAGCCTGCCGGCGTGGCGGGTGATCAAGGCCCAAGCGCTCGGCCACCTTGACGCCGCGGACGATGAGGCGTCCAAGGCCGCCGACTGGCTGCGGGGGATCGACTCGCCGCTGACTCCCGCCCAGGCCCAGGCCGCCCGTGAGGCACTGAAACTCGCCAGCCGGGCCAAGAACCTGATCGACGAGGCCAAGGGAGTTCTTTATGGCTGACGTGGCATTGAAGCACGGAGACCGCGCCTTCGTGGTGCTCGACTGCGTTCCTTACGAGCGCGACGGCACCCCGTTCCGCCGGGTGATCGTGCGGGGCGTCTACCCGGACGAGTCGGCCGCCCCGCCGCCTTACCCGGACGCCGTGCGGAACCTGGCCGGCGTGTTCATCGGGATGGACATGCAGACGCCCGCGTTCCTGATCGAGTACCCGAAGGACGAGGCCGGTGCCTGACGTGACCGCCGCTGAGATCGCGCAGGGCCTTGACGGCTTGCGCGTCGTCATCAGGGACTGGCGGCCGCTGGAGCAGAACCCTGACCTGGCCGTCGGGATCGTCGCGAACCCGCAGGGACTCGCCGACGAGCTGAAACGGGAGATCGACTCCTACCCGAGTTTCGGGCCGGGCGTCACTCCGCACAACCCGTCGCCGCTGACGTGCAACGGGTGCCTGCACGCCCCGGCGACCCTGCTCGCGGCGATGGGCCGCACCCACGCCGACCGAACCTCGGCACCGGGCCATGTGCTGCGGCTGCTGTGCCGTGACTGCGCGGACAAGACGGCGGACATCACGAGGGGCGGCGGCCGGCTGGTCACGTTCTTCGCTATCGGATCAGTGGAGGGCACCAATGGCTGACGACACCAGCCCGGCCAGGATCACCGAGGAGCCTCCGACGGGCTCCGTGGTGGCCATCGACTGGGGCAGCCATTACCAAGAGGTGTGGGTGTCCAACTACGCCAATATCGGCAACTGGTACTGCCCTGACATCCCGATGCGGGGGGACGCCCACCCGACGTGGTGGGACGTGACCAACCGCGCCGAGGGCCGCACGCTGACACTGCTCGTCCCCGCCGACCGTGACGCCTACGCCGCCGGCTTCGACGCTGGCGTTCAGAAGGTTGGCAACGCCGTTGAGCAGGTCATCGACGACGTCAGGATGCACGTGAACGGAGCGTATCCCGATGGCCAGTGACGACAGGCTTACCGCCGAGCGCGCCGATGAGGAGATCATCGCCCTGTGCACCCTGCAGTTCTCCTGGGGCGGCCTGCTCGACTGGCGGCCGGCTGACGACGGGTACGCCGTCCACCTGATCCGCGAGACGCGCAGGGGGACGCCAGGGCCGACGCTGTGCGGCATCGGCCGGTTCGACAAGAACGGCCCAGGGTGGTCGGTCGGCGGGGGGATCTCCGGCCCGGACATCATCCACAAGCCGTGCCCCGGGTGCGCGGGCACGGCACGCGAGCAGTTCCCCGGCCTGCCGGTGACCGGCAGCGTGGGGGCGCGGGAGATGGCGGCTGAGCTCGGCGTGGCGGTGAGCCGTGGCTGACCCGGCTGCCGCCCTCGACGCGATCGAAGCCGCATACCAGGCCCGCGCAGACGTCTGGACGGCCCTGCATAAGGTCGAGTACCAGCTGACCCGTAACAGCAGCTCCCCGAATCTTTCTGTTGTCGGGGCCGCCCTGGAGGGAGCCGTTGAGGCGTGCGACCGGACGCGGGCGGCGATCGAAAGGGCGCAGGCCGAGGCGGGCCCGATCGACATCTGGAAGGCGACTGACTGTGGCTGAGCTTCGGACGCTGACGGTAAAGCAACCATGGGCCCACATGATCGCCCACTGCGGTAAAACGGTGGAGAACCGCTCCTGGCCGACGACCCACCGCGGATTGCTGGCGATCCACGCCGGCGCCTACTCAGGCTGGGATCCGGCAGGCGAGGGGAGCCCGGTCGCTCGTGCTGCGTGGCGCGAATGGTCGGCGACGCTTCCGCCGCTGAACATCACCGGCCCTCTCCGCAGGGGCGCGATTCACATCGACTTCGGGGCGATCGTCGCCGTCGCCGAGTTGTCCGGCTGCCACGCGAGCGGGCCGGACGGCTGTGACGGCAACTGGCAGGGGCTGGACGGCTGGCTCCGCCCGCGATGCTCGCCGTGGGCCGTCAACGGGCAGTGGCACTGGGTGCTGGAGAGCGTCCGCCCGCTTGCCGCGCCTGTGCCGTGCAGGGGCAGGCTCAGCCTATGGCGGCTCCCCGAAGACACCGAGGACGCCGTGCGGGCGCAGATGGAGGCGACCAGTGCCTGAACTTCATGACATCCTTCCCCGCCGCAAGACCCCCGAGACCCGCGACGCCGACGGCTGGTGCCGCATCACCGTGCAGAGGTGCTGCAACGGGTGCGGCGAGCAGATCGGCGACGTGACCATGATCGAGATGGAGCTGGCCATCGCGGGGGAGCCGCTGCCCGATGTGCGCCCGGAGTGCCCTCGATGCCGGCCGACGATGAACCCGTCCCTGGCCCTGGTCACGAAATCCGCACCCGCGCAACTGGAGGCGCATGATGGCTGACAAGATCCCCTGGCGTTTCACCTGCCAGACTCACAACTGGGGCGCGGCCCGCGTGCCCTGCCCGCACGGCGACGGTGTCGACGCTGACCCTCCGGTGCCGGACGGGCGGGCCGCGGTCGAGGAGATCATCCGCGCGGCGACGTGCGGGACCGACTTCGGCGGGTGGCTCGCTCACACTCTCGCGGAGGCCGCCGCCCGGCTGGGATCGTCGTCGGCGCTTCTGTCGTCACGCCCCGGCAGCTGGGAAGCCCACGACATCGAACAGCTCCTCAAGGGGACCGTCGGCTGGGATGACGAGCACCTCGCCGACCACCTGCCGCGGGCCAGGAGGCCCGACCCGGACGGCTGGGAGTACGGCTACCGGTTCAACCCCGCCAACGCCTCCCGCGACACGATGGAAGGCGCCGCCGACGACCAGGCGCAGGCCGAGGCGCAGGTAACCCGGATGCGGGAAACCCATCCCGACTGGAACCCGCGCCTGGTGCGACGACGGCCGGTCCAGCCTGCGGGCGACTGGGAGGAAGTCCCCGATGCCTGACAGCCAGCGCCCTCGGTCCGAGCAACGGCAGCGGCGGGTGATGCTCGCCGCCCGCGTCAACCCCGAGGAGGAGCGGCGTATCCGTGAAGCGGCGAAGGCGCAGCGCATCTCCGTGGCGAGCCTGATCCGCAAGGCTGTCCTCGCTGCCGTGGATCAGCAGCAGCCATCGGCAGAGGAAGGCGCGGTCACCCAGTGGGGCGTCCGTTACACCGCCCGTCAGCCGCGCGGCGGGACGGCGCTCACGGTCATCCCCATTGCGCACGAGCAGACCGCGCGGGAGACCGCCGCCTCGGCGCGCAGGAACAACCCGGAGGCGGACGATGTCATCGTGCGCCGCCAGGTCGGCCCATGGAAGGAAGTACCCGATGCCTAGACACCCCAATGACGCCCGCCTGTGGGCGGAGTTGACCGGCCTGTTCCACGACGCAGGCGCGACATCCCCTGAGGACCGGGGCCGCTTCGCCCGCCGTGCCGTCGCGATCGTCCGCCGGGAGCGCGCCACCGGGGCCGCCCGCACCTTCGCCCCGGGCGACGAGATCCCCTACGACGTGACCCGTGTCTACGACCTTGACGGCGACGCCTGGGAGCGTCTCGGCGCCGACCCGGGCCAGCGGGACATGTGGCGCATGCCCGGCTTCAGCCCGGACCAGCACGAGAGCGACGCGGAAGGCTGCTACGTCACCCCGCACCTGCTCGACAAGTACGGGCCGCTCACCGAGATCCCGCAGCGCGACCGGACGAGGAAGGGGCCGGGCGGTGGCTGAAGTAACTCTCACCTGCGTGAGCGCCGAGGACGCGCGGATCGTCGCGGCCGAGGCGAACAAGGACGGCGATCCGGCGCACCGGTCGAAAGCGCCCTGCAGAAACCCCCTTGCAGGTCACAGGAGGATAGGAAGTTATGGAGCAGATCTCGAAGCGGCTGTTCAATTGGGCGTCGATCCTTGAGCCGAACACCCGCGAGCAGGCGGAGCGGACCGCGTCGATGCCGTTCATCTGGCCGCACCTCGCACTGATGCCGGACGCCCATCTCGGCAAGGGCGCGACCGTCGGGTCGGTCATCCCGACGCTCGGCGCGATCATCCCCGCCGCGGTGGGAGTGGACATCGGGTGCGGAATGTGCGCCGTCCGCACCCAGCTCACCGCCGAGGACGTGCGAAGCCGCGGGAACCTCGCCGCGCTGAGGGAGTCGATCGAGAAGGCGATCCCGCTGTCGGCCGGCCACTACAACACGGCGCTGCGGGACAGCGAGACCGAGAGGCGCGTCGGCGAGTTGTTCATGCTGGACGGCGCCTGGTCCGCGGAGAGCATCGCGCCGAACTGGAGCCTGCAACTCGGCTCGCTCGGATCGGGGAATCACTTCATCGAGATCTCTCTCGACGAGCTCGACCGCGTATGGCTGTTCCTGCACAGCGGAAGCCGCGGGGTCGGCAACAAGCTGGCCGTCAAGCACATCAAGATCGCCCTCGAGCAGTGCGAGCGCCGGTGGATCACCCTTCCCGATCCCGATCTCGCCTACCTGGTCGAGGGCGACCTGCAGTTCTCCGAGTACCTCTGCGATCTCCGCTGGGCGCAGCATTTCGCGCTCCTGAACCGCGAGGAGATGATGCACCGGGTCATCGGCTGCGTCGCCGATTGGTCCGGCGAAACCGCGCAGCAGCTGGAGACGGTCAACTGCCACCACAACTACACCGAGCAGATGTCCGGCGACCTGCTCGGCCAGTGGAAGCGGCCGAAGAACGCGCACGGCCACGTGTGGCTATCCCGCAAGGGCGCGATCGACGCCACCGAGGGCACGCCGGGCCTGATCCCCGGATCCATGGGCACCCGTTCCTACGTGGTCGAGGGGCGCGGCAACCCGCTCTCGCTCAACTCCTCGCCGCACGGCGCAGGCCGCGAGTACAGCCGCTCAGCGGCGCGTAAGACGTTCACCCGCGAGCAACTCGACGAGGCGATGAGCGGCATCGAGTGGGGCCGCTCCGACGCCTTCCTCGACGAGATCCCCCGGGCCTACAAAGACATAGATGTTGTGATGGCCGACGCCGCGAGCCTCGTCGAGATCAAGCACACGCTGCGGCAGATCATCAACGTAAAGGGCGACTAGGGCATGACCGACCGGCCTTCCTTCGCCTGCCCCTGCTGCGGAGCCGTCTCCTGCAACCCAAACGACGTCGCCCACCGTTTGCCGGCAACTGCGTCGAGGTCAGAGTCTTCGATGACGGATCCGCCGACGTCCGCAACAGCAGGAATCCCGGGGAGGGCGTCCTGCGCTTCACCCCGGGCGAGTGGGAGGCGTTCGTCGGCGGCTGCAAGCTCGGCGAGTTCGACCGGTTCGGCCGGCCGTGACCCTGATCCTCGAGGTGAGCGCGGGCGGGTCCGGCTGGAGGCGCGCCGCGGCCCTGAACCCTGGCGACCCGGAAGGCTCGATCAGCGACAACCGCGGCGGCGGACGGGACGTGCTCATGTTCCGCTGCGAGCCGGGCCGTTCCGTCATCCGGCGCTCGTCGGCCGGCGTGGACTTCGAGGACGGGCCGGACCGGGTGGTCCTTCCCCTCGCCGGCTTCGAGGAGCTGGCGTCGCTCGGCCCTGGCGAGTCGTTCGAGAGGGACGTCATCACCGGCCGCGGGATCTCGTGCCGGGTGCGATGGCGGCACGTCGGCTAGGATTCACCCGCAGGGCTTCCCGATAAGGGGATGGCGCACAGGGGACGGGACCGCCGGCGTAGGGCGAGCCGGCCAGCGGCGACGGCTGAGACTGGTCGCTCCCTGCCTCCCCGCCATGGAGAAGCGGTCGCCGGGCGCGCCTGATGGCTGCGCCCGGCGCCGCGCCCCCTCCCGGCGTGTTCACTGGCCGTCTCCCCCCGATCGCTGTACGCTTGTCTCTTGCCGGTAGCGCGCCGGCAGCCACGTGGAAGAACCCGGCCGCCCTCCCCCCGTGACGGCCGGGTTCGACTTTTCCCGGGGGCAGCCTTCCACGAGGTGCGTCATGGCCCGGATGCTCGGCCGCTACCAGGTCCCCGGCTGCTGCCCCGGCACCCGCGCCGGCCTCAACCCCGGACCCGACTGTTCCGGCGGAGGCACCATGACAGCCCGCGGGGCGAAGCGCATCGAGGCCCGCCAGGTCGCCGACGACATCGAAGACCAACTCCGGCCTCAGCCCGACTACGACCATCTGCTCACACTCGGCCCGCTCTACGACCTGTCCGACTGCGAGCACGGGTGCAACGGCTCGCCCTGCGGCAGCGAGCGGTGCACCTTCATCTGCCACCCGACGGCCTAGGCTGACCCCCATGACGCGCTGGGGCCCGTACGTGGAGCGGCGGCTCGAAGACATCCGCCGAGGCGAGGGCCGCGACCAGTGGGACGGCGAATGGCCCGCGCCCACCGTCGCGGACGCCGCCTGGGCCACGGCGACCGAAACGCTCCCCGATGAGGCCCCGACGCCCTCCGTGGTGCCAACCGGAGACGGCGGCATCGATCTCGTCTGGCACAAGGGCGGCTGGGACATCGAGCTGGAGGTCCACCCTGACGGAGAGACGCTGCTGTGGATGCACGACCGCGCCGCGGGCGGCGATCTCTGCTCGGTCCCGCTAGACGACGGCCGCGAGCGCCTCCGCGCGGTGCTGAGCGAGCTCGCGCTTCTCTAGCCGCCATGCCGCCGAGTCCCCGAAACTCCCCCGCCCTCGAGGCGGCGCTGTCCCGCGACACGACCCGCCGCGACACCGGCTGGCACCGCGACACGTCCGAGACCGGGTGGGAGATGCTCTTCGGCGACGGGCAGTGGCACCCGGTCGACGTACGCGTCTGGTGGACCGACGACCGCGGGCGCGAGGTCGTGCAGATCTACTGGACCGCCGAGTACTCGACGTGGACCGGGGTGTTCGTCTTCGACGCCGGCAAGGCCCGCGAGATCGAGGCCGACGACTAGGCGGCTGCGCTCCCCGGCGGCCACCGAACAACCCCGTCCTCGCCGATGATGTCCTTCTTTCGCGGGGCGGCGTACACCAGCCGCCTCAATTCTGCGATCGGCAGCACGTCGGTCGGCTGGATGTCCGCATGCAGGGAACTCTGCCGCGCCCTGTAGATGTGCTCCATGAGCGGGCGGGCGGGGAGGAACCACTCGGTCCGGCCGAGTTGGTAGGCGCGGAACTTGCGGTGCGTTCGCCGCTCCTCCTGGTACTCGCCTGCGCGCAGGAGGAGCGGCTGGAGGCCGCCATGGTCCGCGCGGTGCTGCTCTAGTCGGGATCGGAACCTCTTCGACGTGCCGATCTTGATCATGCCGTCCGACTCCCGGCGCAGGTAGTAGACGACGCTGTGCCGGGCCGTGGCGCGCTCCCATGCCGCCGCGGCGGCGTCGGCCTCCCGCTCGTAGCCGGCCTTGGCCTCCACGAGCTCCCGGGTCGCCTCTCTCAGCTCCGCCGACTCGCGGCGTATCTCCTCGGCCCTCGTCTCCGCGACGCGCCACCGCTCCAGGATGTGGAAGTGGGTCTCGCACAAGTCGATCCCGTGGACGCGATGCTCCGCCGGCGCCCCGCAGATCTCGCCCTGGACGAAGCCGGGGCGGCCCTTCAGTCCGATTCGCCGTGCAACGCACACGGGCGCGTCGGTCTCGGCCCAGCCGCCGGCCTCGTTATCGTGAACGGCGATCACCGGCCCGTGCGGACGGCCGCGGTTGCATTTAGGACAGGACCACCGGTCGTGCCCCGCCGCGTGGCGCATCACCTCGGCCTCGCCGGTGACCCTCGGCGGCATGAGGGGCAGTTCGTAGGCCGGGGTGCTCGCGACCAAGCGGGGACTCCCCTCGGCCGCCGACTGCTCGCCTCGCTTAGCGGGGACTGGCGCCACGGCCGCTATCCCTCCCGTCACTCGCGTTCTGGGGAGATCCTGGGGACGACATCGCCTCGGAGCGCCCCGGAACGCACGGGAGCGCCCCGGAACGCGCATCGGCTACCTGGACGACCGAACACGCAGCGTTGTCACCTGCGACAACCTCCCGGGATTTTTTCGCGGACCCCCTTGTACTGGCGAAGGGGGTTGGTATCTCACGCACGACTGTCCCGCCGCAGGTCAAGCCCGGTTCGAGTCGGGAGGGAAACCACCGCATTGTCATGATCTGGTGAGATTCTGGAGACCGGTTTGATTTTCCGGGCCTCCGCGCGCTCGAGAAGCATCGCGTCGAGGACCGCGACGGGGGAGCGGGGCGACAGCGCGAGGCGCGCGTCGAGCGCCCTCTCGTGCTCCGCGGCCATCATCGCGGCGAGCTCCTCCCTCATGTTGCCGGTCACGTGACGGTAGGCTCCCGACACCCCGGGGATGTCGTGCCGCAGGTGCGTCTCGGCCATGATGTGCGGGATCCGGTTCCCCTCCATCAGCGTCCGCATCGAGTGCCGGGCCATCAGGTGCGGGGTCAGGCCCGGGGCGACCGGCTCCCACCGCACCGTGGCCCGGCTGATCGCCCGCGGCCCGCGCAGCCGGGTCCCCGGCCACTCGCCGCCGAGCGGCACCGGCCGCTTCGGCAGCCCCCGCCCGGCCGGGGGCAGCTCGCCGGTCGCCGCGGCCTTCACGATGCCCTCGAACGCGCTGCTGCGCCAGTGCCACGCCGGGTCCGCAGCCAGGGCGCGGCGGGCGAAGCCGGTCGCCGCCGCGGTCTCCTCGACCCGCTTGCGCGCCGCCGCCGATATCCCGGCCGCGCCCGTCAGCGCCTTCCGCGCGGTGGTCGGCGACACGCCCGCGATCGCCGCCACGTCGGCGAGGGTCACGGCGCCGGCCGGGGCCCGCCCGCCGGCGGGGACGCCGAACCCCCGGAACAGGTAGGCGAACCCGTGGCACGGGCACTTACGGGCCGGGCGGGACGCGGCGAACGCCTCGAGCATCGCCGTCATGAACGGGGCGAGGATCACGTCCCCGAACGAGTTGTCCTTCGGCGGGCAGCGCAGCAGGCCCCCGGGCGCCTCCGCCCGCATCGTCGCCGCGACGTCCGTCTCGCCCTCCCTCGCCTGCTGGAGGTCGAGCTGGTGCAGCTGCCACTCCACCCGCAGCCCCTCCGGCCGGAGGTACCGCCGCTCGAGGCCGATGAGCTCGCCTAGGCGCAGCGCCCCCCAGAACGACGCCTGGCCCATCACGAACTCCTGGTCCTGGCCGGTGAGGATCGCCATCCGCTCGGATATCAGGAGCACGCCAAGGGCGTCGGTGAACGGCTTCTCCGGGCCGCGGCCCTTGCCCTTGTCCGCCCGCTTGCCGCGGTTCCCCTTCCGGCGCGCCGGGTTCTGGCTAATGATCTCGGGCACCGCGTCCTCGAGGCAGGTGTGAAGGGTGCCGCGCCAGGTGGCGATGCTCGCGGGCATCTTGCCCCCCTTGCGCTCTTTCATCTCCCAGGCGCCGATCATCGCCTCGGTGATGTCGGCCAGGCGCACCGCGCCGAACTCCCTGAGGAGGTGATCGTCTAGGTGCCGCCTGCGACCCGCCATCGTCGACCAGGCCAGGTTCAGCCCCCCGTACCATTCCTCGGCCCACTCGGCGAAGGTCATCTCGGACGCCGGCTTGACAACCCGGCCGTTGCGGACGTCGGACTGACTGTCCTCGGCGGCGTTCTTCGCGTCCTGCTTGAGGGAGAACCGGATGACGTCGCCGTTCCCGTCGCGGACGCTGACCCAGCCCCCGGCCGCGTCCCTGTACCGGCCCCGCCAGTAGTCGCCCCTCGGGGACGGCACTCTCTCCGCGTACGCCATCAGCCGCCGCCTTTCTCGTCGCGCTCCCTGATCCTGTCCGCCTCGGCGAGCGCGAGCTCGGCCGTGCAGTCCTCGATGTCCTCGGCGATCCCGCGGGCGGCCTCGGCGACGCGGGGGAACTCCGACTTCGCGCCGCGCTCCGCGGTGCGCGCGGCCGCGTCGCGGGCGTCGTCGAGCCGCGCCTTGGCGAGGGCGAGCTCGCGCCACGCCCCGCGAAGCCGGGCGGAGGCGGCGGCGGCCATCTCCCGCTCCGCCGCCTCCGGGGCCGACCAGGTGAAGCGGTCCGTCGTCACTCCGAGGATCGCCGCGAGGGCCATCGCCTCGTAGAAGGAGACGGACCGGTCGCCCGCCTCGACTCTGGTGACCGTGTTCTGGTGCCACGGGTAGCCCTGCGCGGCCATGCGCGCGGCGAGTTCCCGCTGGCCCATGCCGCGCCGCTCGCGGGCGGCGCGGAGGTTCTCGCCGAACGCCTTCTTCTCCGCGAGGAGCCGCTCGTCATCCGATGACATGGATCAGACATTACATCGTTATGTGTTCACCACGCATACCGAAATGGGATTAGTATCCTCAGTTGTGGTCGGAGGTGATCCTATGACGATATCGGCGGACAGCGCCGTGACGCTAGCGCGCCTGCGCGCAGATGTGGCCAGCGGCAGGGCCAAGGAGGTCCGGGAACGGGCCCGCCTGTCGCAGGCGGAGGTCGCCAAGGCAGTGGGAGTGACTCAGCCGACGGTGGCCGGCTGGGAGGCGGGACGGAAGATGCCGCACGGCGAGCGCGCCGCCCGGTACGCGGACCTGCTCGCGCGACTCGAGCAGGCAGAGCAGGAGGAGCAATGACGACGGCAAGGCCATCCCCGGAGGAACTCGCCGCAGTCGGCGCCCCGGTTCACTACACGCCCGCCGAGGCGGCGGCCATTCTCGACCCCTCGGGGAAGACGACCGGCTACTGGCTGCTCAAGCGGGCGCGGAGCGGCCTGTTCCCGTGCACGCGGGTCGGCCGGTCGATCGTGTTCTCCCCGGCGAACCTCGCCGAGATCGCCAGGGGCCTGAACAAGCCGGCCGCGCCGCGCACCATCGCGACGGCGGCCTCGAGGTCCAAGCAGCAGAAAAGGCGGAGCGCCGCGTGAACACTCCCACCCTTCCCAACGACGACGACACGCTCCCGAACCCCTGGCGACTGGGGCAGCGCCCGGTACGCCGGGCCGAAGACGGGCGATCCCGGTTCCGGACGCGGCTCCCTCGAGAGGCGGCCGTCATGATCCGCCGGGCCCTCGCCCCGCTGGCCGCGCTCGCCGCCGCCGGCGCGCTGTTCCTCGCCCCGGCCGCGTCCGCGGCGGTCACCCCCGCCGGCGGCGTCGCCCTCTGGAACCGCCCCGTCTGCGGCGCCGAGTACGTCCCGATCGACATGGGCGCAGGCGACTACTTCAACGTCTACAACGAGCAGGACGGCCGGTCCTGCGTCTCGGCCGAGGAGCACCACCTCAGCTTCGAGGTCACCTCCCGCGGCGGCTCCGTCAAGGGCTGGCAGTACCCGAACATCAGCAGCGGCTGGGAGTGGGGCCGCTACACCTGCGCTGACGGGCGATCGGCCTACCCGGCCTCGCCCGGGTCGCAGTGCATGCGCTACCCGGTGCAGGAGAAGGCCGACGGCACGCCGCTGACCTCGGTGACGTACTTCCCGCACCTCGCGGCCGGCAACGTCAGCTACGACATCTGGTTCAACCGGACGGACTCCGCGCCGGGCCAGGACGACGGCACCGAGGTCATGATCTGGCTCGCGCACCCCGGGGTGAGCATCCCGGCCCGGTCCGTCTGCTGGGACGCCACCATCGGGGGCGTGAAGTACGAGGCGATGTGCTGGACGGCGCGCAACGGCGCGACCAGCTGGAACTACGTCGCGTACGTCGCCGTCAGGCAGACCGCGACGCTGCCGCCGACCTGGCTGAACGGCTTCTTCCGGAACGCCATCAGCCACGGGAAGCTCAGCCCCGACTGGTGGCTGACCGGGATCGATTTCGGGAGCGAGATGAACAGCGGCGGGACCGGGTTCGCCGTCAAGACCTACATGCTCAAGGACGTGCGATGAGCGGCGCCGGGGGGAGCAGCGTGAACGCTCCGACGCTTCCGAACGACGACACCGTGCCGAACAACTGGCGGCTAAGGGAGCGCGCGTACACCGGGCCCCATACCGGGCAGCAGCTCGCCGCCATCGACATGCTCGAGGAAATAGCGAGAGCTCAGGCAGTACACGCCACGACCGAGCTCCCGCATTACGACGGGCCGAGGACGGGGGATCAGCTCGCGCTCCTCGGAACCGGCGAGCGGGGCGCGATCGAGGCAGCGGAGCGGGAGATGGCCCCGCGAGGGCGAGGCGCGCATTCCCGGGGTCCGTCGCGACGGAAGCCGTTCCCGTGGGACGACCTCAAGCACCGGGCGCTTGTCGTTGCGGTGACCGTGGTCTGCGTCGCCGCGCTCTGGCTGGTGCAGGATTACGCGTGGCCGGGGAAGCCGAGACTGCACGGCACGTTCGCCGAAGTATGGACGTGCACCGGGCTGCTTTGGCTGGCGCCGCTGCCGGCGTCCGTCTTCAACCTGGTTGGGCTGTTCTGCTACAGGCCCTCGCGGAACCGGCAGAGGGCCGCGGCGATTCCGCAGGTCGTATGCTGGCGGATCGTCTCCAAGGGGACGAACACGGAGGCGCTGGCCGCGACGATCCGGCGCTGCCGGACGGAGATGAGGGCGGCGCCACTGTTCCGGTACGTCATCGAGGTCGTCACGGACGTCGAGAACCCGCTGCTGCCGCGCGGGCCGGACGTCGCATACCTGGTCGTCCCCGAGTGGTACCAGACGTCGAAGGGCTCCCGGTTCAAGGCCCGGGCGCTGCAGTACGCCCTTGAGCACTCGCCGCTGGCCGATGACGCCTGGCTCGTTCATCTTGACGAGGAGTCGCAGCCGGTGCCGTCCGGAATCCGGGGAATCGCCCGCATGATCGCCGAGGAGGAGGCCACGGGCCGGCTGCGCATCGGCCAGGGCGCGATCGTGTACCACCGGAAATGGAAGCAGCACCCGTTCCTGACGCTGGCGGACATGCCACGGACGGGGGACGACCTCGGCCGCTTCTACCTCGCCTACCGCAGCGGCGTCACGCTCTTCGGCATGCACGGGTCGTTCATCGTCGTCCGCAACGACGTCGAGAAGGCCGTCGGGTTCGATTTCGGGCCCGTGGGGTCGATGACCGAGGACGCGTACTGGGCGCTCTGCGCGATGGAACTGGGTTACCGGTGCCGATGGGTCGACGGCTTCCTCGAGGAGCAGTCGACGCAGGGCATCATGGACTTCCTCAAGCAGCGCCGCCGCTGGTTCCAGGGCATCGTGAAGGTGTGCCTGCACGCGCCTACGAAGCTCCGCTGGCGGGTGACCTTCGGGGTCAGCACGCTGCTGTGGGCTCTCGCGCCGCTCGGGATGGCGTACACGCTCGCGCACCTGGTCGTCGGCGGCGGAGTCGGCCCCGCGGTGAAGGTGCTCGCCGACGTGGCCCTGGCGGGCTGCGTCACGATCCAGTTTGTAGGGCTGCAGGTGAACCTCGACGAGCACGGGATCATCGAGCGGCCGAGGCGTTTCCTCTGGTACGCCCTGTCCCTGCTGAGCATCCCGGCCGCCGGGCTGCTGGAGGCGGCCAGCGTCGCGTACGCCATCATCAGGCCGAGCAGCGGCTTCCACGTGGTGGAGAAGTGACTCCCGCGATGAGGCTGTCCCGGCTGTCCGCGGTGGCCGTCACGGTGGCGATCCTCGCGGGCTGCTCTGCCGCCGGGGCGCAGATGCAGTCTCCGGTCCGCGCGCAGGGCTCTTCGCGGGGCTCGATGCTGTCGGGGGTGTACGAGCCGGACAACCCGGGGTCCTACGGGCAGGTGGCCTCGTTCGCCGCGGCAACAGGGCTGCATCAGGACATCGCCGTGTACTACAGCGCGTGGGGGAAGCCGTTCGCCTCCGCGTTCGCCGAGCAGTCGCACGCTCAGGGCACGACGGTCCTCGTGCAGCTCAACCCGGCCCACGGGGAGGTCGGAGCCGTCGCCGCCGGCAGGCAGGACTCGTACCTGCGGTCGTACGCGGAGCAAATCAAGCGGCTTCGCTTCAATGTCATCGTCAGCTTCGGTCAGGAGATGAACGGCAACTGGTACCCCTGGGGCCAGGGATACGTGTCGCCGGCGAGCTTCATCAGCGCATGGCGGCGGGTGGTGTCGGTCTTCCGGGCGGCCGGAGCGTCGAATGTGATCTGGCTCTGGGACGTTAACTCCAACTTCACGGGCGGCTATCCGATCTCGCCGTGGTGGCCGGGAGCGAACTACGTCACATGGGTCGGCGTGGACGGCTACTACACGCGCCCGCAGGACACGTTCGCCAGCGTCTTCGGCTCGACCATCACCTCGATCCGGGCGCTGACGAGCAAGCCCGTCCTGATCGCCGAGACTGCGGTCGGCCCTGACTCCGGCGCGATGCGCGCGGCGCAGGTACGCGGCCTGTTCGCCGGGGTGAAGGCCGATCACCTGCTCGGCTTGGTCTGGTTCGACCAGAAGCAGGACGACGGGTCGTATCACCAGGACTGGCACATCGAGGATGACCCGGCGGCTCTGGCCGCGTTCAGGGCGGCAGTGAAGGGGTTCGGGTGAACGTCCCGGTCCTCGTCCTCGCCGTGCTGAGCGTCATCAGCGCATGGCTGTGCGGCAATGCCGTCGGTCGCAGGCAGTACGCCAAGGCGGCGACGTGGGCTGCGGGCACCGCCGTCATCCTCGGCGTGGCCTCGGCCATCGACGCGGCGGCCGGGCAATGGCCCGCAGCCGCGATATACGGCGCGGGCACCGCAGGCTGGGCTTGGATCGCGTGGAAGAACTGGCGCAGGAGGAAGCGGAAGCGGTCGCTGAAGGCGCTCGGCCACAGGGCGCGGGCGAGGCTCGCCGCGATGCTCCGGAGCATGCCGAAGCCGGGGCCGGCCCTCCGCCCCGTCCCGCAAGGGGCTCGGGCGTGAACGTCCCGGCTCCGGGGCCACTGACCGTTTGACCGGGCCCGGCGGTAACCGGGCGGATTTCACTAAAGGAAAGGAAGCAGAAGATGAGCGCAAGGACACCCGAGGCGGAGCCGCTACTGACCCCCGCTGAGGTCGCCACCATGTTCCGTGTGGACCCGAAGACGGTCACCAGGTGGGCGAAGGCCGGGAAGCTGACGTCCATCCGGACGCTAGGAGGTCACCGGAGGTACCGGGAGACCGAAGTGCGGGCGCTGCTGGCCGGTATTCCGCTGGCGCGGCCCTGAAGAGAGCTGGAAGTGGCCCGCGCCCGTCTAGAGCCAACCATCCGGGCGCGGGTCCTTGGGAATTTCGATCAACAGGAGAAATGATGCCATGCCCCGCCCGCCGATGCTCCCTCCCGGGCTCCCGGGCCCGAGACCCCGGCCGACACCGCCGCCCGAGCCGGAACCCGGCCCCGTGACCGGCGACGACGAAGAGGAAAGCGAGGCCTCCGGCGATTGCTTTTTCCCTGCCGGCTGCCGGTGGATTGACGGCTGCAACGCGGAGAGCGTTTGCATTGGCCGCGACTACTAGAACAACCCCGACCCGGCCGGCGTTCCGGCCGAAGACGACGACGAAGGAACGGACGAGCAGATGTCCCTGTATGAGATAGCGGTCGCGGACGGCCACCAGGACGAGCGCGCGGCGCTGCTGCTGCCCGTCCTCGGGAACCCGGTGGTTCAGCGTTTCCGGGATTGCTGGGCCGAGCGGACCCCGTACGGCCTCGTGATCGCGGTCTACACCCGCACCGGGGGCCCGTACCGCGGGTGCTCCTGCGCGGAGGAAGGCAGCGCCCACGCCCCGGGGTCCTGCTGGGCCGCGTGCAACGAGGCGCTCGCCGGTCATCCCCTGTACCTGCGCGACGACGACGACACGCTCGACGCGACGTACGCGACGTTCCGGTTCCGGGTCCCCGAGGCGCGCCGCGAGGCCCTCGCGCCGATCGCCGTCGACCCGGTCGACACGAGCAAGCGGTGGCAGGAGGCGATCGACCGGGTGAGCCGCGGGGAGATCCGGCCCGCCGAGACGGCCATGGGCGACCAGCTCGCCGCGATGCTCTCCGACGCCTCGCCGGGCGCGCCGAGAATCATGGAGGTCTGATGCCCGGAATCGCAGTCCCGGAGAGGCCCGCGATGTGGCTCGGGCACTACAGCCTCCAGCTGCTTTGGCTCGCAGTCGCAGTCACGGTCGCCGACGACGCCACGGGCCAGACGAGCAGCGTCCTGGAATGGGCCGGCGTTGCCGCGTTCACGCTCTGGATTGTGGCGTCGATGGCCGACGGGGGCGTTCACCGGGAGCGACTGTGCGAACGGTGCGTCGCGGCGACCCCGCTCGACCCGCAGGCTTCCGTCGGCCGGTGGAGGCGAGCCCTGCGGCTGCACCACTCCCGCAAGGCCACGGGCGTCATGTGCGGCGCGGTTCTCGCCGTCTCCATCGCGGCCGACTCCTTCCGCCACAAGCCTGCGTGGGCGCTCGCGGCCAGCGCGCTCGTATGGGTCGCCCTCGGGGCGCTGAACGTCATCCCCCTGCAGCACCGGCGGTTGTACCCGTGGTGCCCGTTTTGTCATTGGGGCGACGGCGGGGAGGGAGAGGTGTCCCCGGATGTCCCGGCCCCGGCGATGAGCCGCTGACCCCGGGAACGCAAGGCCGCCCCCTCGCCAGCCGGAACCATCGGCTGGCGAGGGGGCGGGGAGCGCATCGTCAATTACAGCGGCAAGGGCGAGCATAGCGAGACAGGCGCCGTAATCCGGTTCGCCTCGCGGGATCGCTCCTGTATCGTGCTAGTGTCCTTCCCGGTGCGCCTGGCCGCGCTTACTTCTTATGCAAAGGCGACAGCGCGGCCGACTCTGATCTCAGGAAGGCTTCACGACCTAGCCTCACCCCCGGTGCGCAGGTATCGGTTTACTTCATTGGGAACTGAGGGTTGCGGGTTCGAATCCCGCCCGCCCGGCTCGCGTCGGGCGGTAGCGCAACTTGGTAGCGCATCAGTACGAATCGCCGTACCGTCCCGATCTCGGGGGCTTTTACAACTGAATCGACGCACCTCCCGGTGCGCGGGCACGACGGATACTTCTCGCCAGGGCGCAAGCCCATCAGATCGGCCAGCACGAGATAGCTGGCAGCCACCCCCGGGTGGTCAATCCGGACGCCGACTTGAACTCGGGGGGTCATCGTCTTTGCGTGCCCGGTGCGCAGTTGCGGCGTTCTTCGCCTGTCAAGCGGGTGGTCGCGGGTTCGAATCCCGTCGCCTGGCGGAAGCCTGGTGTAGCTCAGCGGTAGAGCACCTACGATTGCCGCGGCGACTTGATCTCGGGCACAACCGACGAAGGCCCCTCCCAGCATGAGAGGGGCTTTTCGCATGTCACGGTTCAACACGACGGGTACGCGGCCGACAGCGGCCAGCCCGGTAGCCACGGAGGCGGTTCCGTCCGGCGTAACGCACGAGGGGGCGCCCGGCTTCGCCCGCGACAGCAAGAGCGAGCTTTTCCTGCTAGCGGTCAGCCACATGGGCGACGGGTCGTTCTACGAGTCCCAGCCCGACCGGGATACCCGCTTCCGCTCGCTGGTCCACGGCGTCGCGATGAACGACCCGGAGTGGATGGCCCGGTTCGTCCCCTGGCTGCGGAACGGCGCGAACATGCGCACCGCGTCGGTGGTCGCGGCGGCCGAGGCGGCGAAGGCCCTCCTGATCGACGAGAAGCCGGGCGGCCGGAAGATCGTCGCGTCGGCGCTGCAGCGCGCCGACGAGCCGGGCGAGCTGCTCGCCTACTGGACTTCCCGTTACGGCCGGGCGGTTCCCAAGCCGGTCAAGCGGGGCGTCGCCGACGCGGTGGCGCGGCTGTACGACGAGTACGCGCTGCTGAAGTACGACACCGCCTCGCACGGCTACCGGTTCGGCGACGTCATCGACCTGTGCCACCCGGACGCGGCCGAGCCGTGGCGCGGCGACCTGTACCGGCACGCCCTCGACCGGCGCCACAACCGGGACAACGCGGTGCCGGACTCGCTCGCCATGATCCGGGCCAACGCGATGCTGCGGGCGCGGGGCGCCGAGGACCCGGAGGCACTGCTCGACGCCGGGGCGCTGAAGGCCGCCGGGATGACATGGGAGGACGCCCTGTCGCTCGCCGGGAGCAAGGCGCCGAAGCGGGAGCTGTGGGCGGCGCTTATCCCGTCGATGGGCTACATGGCGCTGCTGAGGAACCTGCGGAACTTCGACGACGCCGGGGTGCCGGATGCTGTCGCCGAGCAGGTCGCCGCGCGGCTGTCCGACCCCGCGCAGGTGGCGAAGTCCCGGCAGTTCCCGTTCCGGTTCCTGTCCGCCTACAAGGCGGTCCCGTCACTCCGGTGGGCGTACCCGCTGGAGAAGGCGCTCGGCCTGTCGCTCGCGAACGTGCCCGAGATGAAGGGGCGGACGCTGGTCCTCGTCGACCGCTCCGGGTCGATGTTCGATGGCATCTCAGCGAAGTCGGGACTCAACCGCGCCGACACGGCCGCGCTGTTCGGGGCGGCGGTCGCGCTGCGGTGCGAGCACGCCGACCTTGTGCAGTTCGGCTCCTCGAGCGCTCCCGTCCAGTTCCGGGGCGCCGAGTCGGTGCTGAAGATCATCGGGCGGTTCGGGAACCTCGGCGGCACCTACACGGCCCAGGCGGTGCAGCAGCACTACCGCGACGGCTTCCATTCGCGCGTCGTCATCATCACCGACGAGCAGACGGCGGCCTACTCGGGTGACCCGCTGAGCCTGATCGCGGGGCGCATCCCCGTTTACACGTGGAACCTCGCCGGCTACCAGTACGGGCACGGGCCGTCCGGCGGCGCCAATCGGCACACTTTCGGTGGTTTGACGGACTCGGCTTTCAAGCTCATCCCCCTGCTGGAGGCGGGCCGAAATGCCTCCTGGCCTTGGGAAATGTCCGTAGAATAGAAGAAAAGTGTCCCGGCGGATGCGGTCACATCTGCCGGGACGGCCGACTACTGAGGAGTCGACATGGGCAAGCGTACAAGTCCCTACCCTGAACGGATCGCATGGACTTGGGATCGCCTGATCGAACAGGTCCGCGCCATCTGCGTCGTAGATGAAGTATCCGGGTGCTGGATTTGGCCGCGATGGAGCAACGAACGCGGTTACGGGCGCCTTCAGGTCGACGGCAAAGTGTGGTACGTGCACCGGGCAGTCCTGCGAGCGAAGACCGGGATCGTCCGATCCCACGGGCGGCACTCGTGCGACAACCCGCCGTGCACCAACCCCGATCACCTGAGTTGGGGCACCCAGGGGGACAATATGGCGGACGCCGTAGATCGCGGTCGCGTCCGACACGGAGACGCACACTACAGCCGCGCCAACCCGTCGCTCGTGCTACGTGGCAGTGACAATGGATCGGCGAAACTGACGGCCATCCAAGTGGAGGCCATCCGCGCCCGGTACGCTGCCGGCGCCATCTCGCAGCGACTACTCGGCGAGGAGTACGGCGTTTGCCAGCGGCAGATCAGCCGCATAGTTCGCGGCGAGCGCTGGGCACCCACTTCGGCGACTTGATTCCGGCCGCTCGAGGCGGGACGAGACGCCCGCTGGGACGACCTGTTCAGCGCTGTCGCCGCCTGATCCCGGGCACGCGAAAAGAGCCCGGCCCGCCGAAGCGGACCGGGGCTCTCTCGTGCAGGTGTGGACCCTGCGGACAGGCTGAAGACTACAGCCCGGCGAGGACCGCCAGGATCTCCGTGGCTTCCTTCACCAGAGGCGCGATCGCCGCAGCGACAGCCGGGTCGGCCTCGGCCGCGGCGGTGACCTTCGGGAGGTACGCCTCGATGAGCGGGATGACCGTTCGGGCCTTCTCGGCGTCGGCCTCGATCTCCTTGAAATCGGGAACCAGGTGGCTCTGGAGCCACGCAACGAAGCCGTGGGCCTCGGAGACGGGCGGGGCGGGGGTCGGGGTGACGGGAGTGGTCATTGCTGTTGCCTTTCTGCGGGCATTGAACGAGCCTCCGGCCGGACGGCCGTGGCTTGAGTCGGTAAGAGCGTGGGGCACTAGAGCCCGTGAGATGCCAGCCAGGCGAGGAGTTCGGTGACGTCCTTCTCCGAGCTCGCGGCCACATCCCTAATGAGGCCGGCCAGTTCGGCGAGGAGGCCGGCGGCGGGCGCAGGGGTCGGAGTCGGGGCGTCGAGCCTGCCGAGGTCGGCCTGGAGCGCGGCGAGGTTGACCCCGTGGCCGTCCGCGCCCTTGGCGACGAGTTCGCCGCCGATGACCGCCCATGCCTCGCTGGCCATGTACTGCCAGGCGGGGTACGCGATCGGCTGCACGGCGCCCCAGGTGACGGCGTAGAGGTACTGGCTGTCGTAGCCGACGATCGGGATGCAGTGGCCGCCGACTGCCGGGCTGTCGGTGGTCTCGAGCGTCCACGGCTGCCCGGCGCTGAACGCCTGCTCCATCGCCTGCGTAACCGTGATGCCTGTGTAGGCGAAGTCGTAGGCGTTGACCGCGAACTGGAGAGTGGGCACGTCGGAGACCAGCACCGGGGCGTACGCGGCCACGGTCCGCCCGTAGTAGCCGTTCTTCTTCACATAGGCGAGGTAGTCCGACAGGACCACGCCGGAGTCCTGGCCGCCGGTGTACGTCAGGTAGTAGCTCGCCGCCTGCGCGGCTGTCGCCGGGGTCTCGGCCTCAGAGGTGTCGACCGCGGCCGCCATGAACCCGTGCTCAAGCCCGGCGACGCCGCAGTCGCCGAGAGTGTCGTTCGAGAGCATCCCCCAGGCGGCGACCGAAGGAACGGCGACGGAGGCGGGAGGCTTCGGGAGCGGGCCCGCCGCGTAGTAGGCGAGATCGCGAAGCCCGGCGGGGATGAGAGCCGGGCGCCTGCCGTACCTGCCGGGAGCGCGCGCGGGAGTGGTCAAGGGTGCCTCCGGATGCGAGACGCCCCGGCGGATGACCGGGGCGGCGGGTCTAGACGATCTGCAGCAGGAACGGCTGGAGCACGGGCACTTCCGGGTCGTCCGTGATCCGGAGCCAGGACTGCCATGTCCCGGTGGCGAGCGTGACGGCCCCGGCCGGCCCGATCAGGATCTGGCCCCACCACTGGTCTCCGGGGTAGGTGATCCATTCGCCGTCGGTCCACTCCGACGGGGAGACGGCCGGGTAGGCGTTCGCGTTGGTGAACGCCCATGCGATGGTGTCCGTGGTCGGGTCGTAGTCGCCGCTGACGCTGGTGACGGCGATCAGCGTCTGCACGTACTGGGTGCTCAGCACCGACTGGGTTAGCGTCTGCACGCGGCCCTCCTCAGGTGTTCCGGGAGGCGCGGGCGGACCACATCTGCCGGGCGGCCGACGATGACCAGAGCTGCCGGGCGGGGCCGGCGGACCAGAGCTGCCGGGACGCGAGGGCCGTGAAGACGATCCCGACGCCCGCCCCGCCGGTGACATCCGGCGCCGGGAACGCGGCCGAGGCGGCGATCGCGGCGGGGATGACAGTGGTCCCCGCGGTGACGGCGGGCGCCGGGAAGCCGGCGGTCCCGCTGAGCGACGGCGCGGTGATGACCGTCCCGGCGCTCATCCCGGCCGCCGGGAACGCGGCGGTGCCGGGCAGGGCGCCGGCGGTGACCGTCGCGCCCGCGCCCGTGACGGCGGCGGGGAACGCGGCGGAGGCGGCCAGCGCCGCCGGGGTGATGGTCGTCCCTGACCCGGTTGAGACAGTCGGGGCGGGGAACGACACGGTTCCGGCGAGCGCAGCAGGGGTGACGGTCTCGCCTGCGCTGACTTGCGGGGCGGGGAATCCGGCGGTGCCGCTCAGCGCGCCCGGGGCGACCCCGGACCCGGCAGCCGGCGCGGCCGCGGGGAATGATGCGCTCGCGGTCAGCGGGCCGGCGGCGGCGGTCTCGCCCGAGGAGGGCGCCGGGGCGGGGAACGCGGAGCCGACGGCCAGGACGGCCGGGGCGACGGTGGCGCTGCCCCCGGCGGAGATCGACGGGACGGGGAACGCGGCGGAGCACTGCAGCAGGGCGGCCGTGAGGTTCGCGTCCGCGCGGAAACTCACCGCGGGGAACGCGGCGGACCCGGAGAGCGCGGCGGGGGCGGCGCCCGACCCTGCGGACACGGCGGCCGCCGGGAACGCGGCGGAGCCGTCCAGCGCCGTCGCGGTGGCGCCCGACCCTGCCGCCACCGTGGCTGCGGGGAAGGCGGCGCTGCCCGCCAGGGCGGCGGGGGCGGCGCCGCTGCCCGCGCCGACCGCGGGGCCCGGGAACGCGGCGGAGGCGGCCAGGGCTGCCGGGGCGGCGGTCTCCCCGGCGGCGATCGTGACGGCGGGGAAGACTGCGGAGGCCGCCAGCAGAATGCTGGCGATGATGGCGTCTGCCCGGAGCGCGGCGGCGGGGAACGCGGCGCTGCCTGTCAGGGTCGCGGCGGTCAGGTTCGCGTCGGCGCGGATGCCCGGCGAGGCGAAGGAGGCCGAGCCGGCGAGGACCGCGGGCGTGACAGCGGCTCCGCCGCCCGCGGTGACCGTCGGGGCGGGGAACGACACGGCGCAGGGAAGCGCGGACGGCGAGACGCCGGAGCCCGCGGCGACGGCCGGGGCCGGGAACGACGCCGGGCCGGCCAGAACCGCCGCGGCGGCCGTCTCGCCGGCGCTGACCGCCGGCGCGGTGAAGGAGGCGGACCCCGCCAGCAGCGTCATGGTGACGGTCTCGCCGGCGCTGACCGAAGGGGGCGGCAGCGCGATCGTCCCGGCCAGCACCGACGTCGTGAGGATCTCGTCGGCCCGCAGCGACGGCGCCGGGAAGCCGGCGGAGGCCGCCAGCGCGCTTGTCGTGACGGTCTCGCCGGCCGTCACCGCGGCGGCGGGGAACGCGGCCGAGGCCGCCAGCGTCGCCGGCGTGATCGTGGCGCCCGCGGTCACCGCGGCGGCCGGGAAGCTCGCGGACCGGGCCAGGACGGACGGCGTGACGGTCGCGCCCGCGCTCACCGTCGGCGACGGGAACGAGACCGAGCCGGCCAGGACGGCCGTCGTCACGGTCTCGTCGGCCTCGACCGCCGGCGGCGCGAAGGACACCGATCCTGCGAGGACCGGGGGGGCGGCCGTGGCGCCGACCCCGTACGGCGGCTGCACCGGCAGCGGGACGATCATCCGCGGGAAGGCCATCGGGGAACTGCGGCCCGGCGGGAGCGCCACCGGGCACGCGACGGCCTGGGAGGCGGCGGCCGGGGCCGCCAGGATGATCGTCGCCCCGACAGCCCAGTTGCCGGTGCTCAGCGTGCCGGAGTACGTGACGGTGCCGCTGCTGACGAGCTGGTACCCGCAGATCCCGAAGTCGGAGGACATCTGGGTGAGGTTCGTCCAGCCGCCGCCGCTCTGGCTGACGGTCTGGCCGAATCCGACGCAGCAGGCGACGGCGATGCCCGTGCCCGTGGCGCTGCCGGTGGCGCCCGAGCTGAACGTGCCGCTGGAGCCGCCCGCCGACGCCGCGGCCACCGTGGTCGGGCTCGCGCCGAGCGCGGCCACCTCGATGCCCCACGTGCCGGTCGCGCCGCTGCCGAAGTCGGTGCCGTTGGTCACGCTGAGGCCGACCGCGGCGCTCCCGCCGACCACGTTCGGCATCAGCCAGCCCGTCGAGTACGCGACGGAACTGGCGCCGAAGTTCTCCGACCACAGCTGGGACGACCCGGCGACCGACGCCCCGTTGAACGTCGGCGCCGAGCTCGACATGGCGGTCGTGCTGTTCGCGGCGGTGGCGAGCAGCACGACGCTGCTGCCGGCGGTGACGTTAGAGCCGAACGACCCCGACCAGCTGCTGCCGGACTGGTTGATGATCGCTGACTGGACGACCAGGGCCATCAGGCCGGCCAGCCATCCCAGCAGCCCTTGCACCCGTGGATCGCGGGGTCCGCCGGGCGCAGGCCGAGATCCTTGGAGCCGAGCTCCCGGATCGTGGCCTGGACGTGGGCGGCGCACGCGTAGATTTCCACCGGGCTCGGCTGCATCCTGATGACGGCTGTCACCGCGGGAACCTCGCGACCCATCCGAACCCCCCCTGGCGTCCCGGCCTGCCTAGTCGAGCAGCTCTACCAGCCATTGCGTGCACGCGATCGTCCCGGACGCCGCCGTGCCGGTCGCGGCGAGCTCGATGCCCTGCGCCTGGGTGGTGTCGACGGCCGCCGCGGTCTCGCCGGAGATGTTCGGCATCGGCAGGGCGAAGCCCGGCGGGGGGCTCGCCGACAGGGCGATCGGGTTCGCGGCCACGGCCGCGAGGTTGTTGAACAGGTTCAGCTCACCCTGGGTGCTCAGCGTGCTCCCGGAGCTCGCGACCGCCGTGCACCTGATCAGCGCCTCCATCTTGAACTGGATGCCGGTGACGGCGGTGGAGCCGGTCGTGATCCCGTTGGGCGCCGCGAGGGTCACGAACGTCGACCCGGCGTTGCCCTTGTTGGCGCGCAGGAAGATCGTCAGCGTGCCCGTGGTGGTCGTCGTGGTGATCCAGCCGCGGGCGGTCACCCGCAGCAGGGTGCCGACCTGCCACCCGTACGGCTGCCCGGCCGCGTTCACGACCGCGTAGTCGGCCGCCGACCCGGACAGCTGCGGGGACAGCACCGCCGTGGTGGCGGACTCGGTGAAGGTGACGCCCGGGCCGGTCGGGGTGATGCCCGGGTTGAGGAGCGCCACCCAGTTCTGCGATGCCATGGCAGGGGTTCCCCTTCTGCTACTGGGTGAGAGTGAGCTGCGACAGGCCCGAGCCTGACGGGGTGATCCCGAAAGTCCCGTTGACGGTGTTGTAGGCGCTGCCGAAGCACAGCGAGATGATGCACGGCTTCGCCACCGGCGAGCTGATGGCGTGGTTGTAGACGATGCAGCCGTAGATGCCGGTGAGCGTGGTGCTGGCCACCGATATGCCCCCCGTCCACGAGTACGTGAGGATCGCGGCGCTGCTGGAGCCGCCGGAGATCGTCAGCGTGTCCGCGGAAACGCCGTTGGTGCTGAGCTGAACGCCGCCGGTGGCCCAGTTCGTGCCGGTGATCTCGTCGGTGTTCACCCACGCCTGGCCGCCGGAGCTCGCGAAGTTGACCGGCGAGGAGTAGTCGGTGACGCTGCTGCTGAGCAGCGAGATGTACTCGGACGCCTGCTGGCCGGTGAGCAGGAGGTTGCCGCCGGTCTGAGTCGTGCCTTGGAAGATCGCCGAGAGCGCCCCGACGTACCACCCGGACTTGGTGTAAGCCATGTCAGCCTTCCTTTAGCTGCCGAAGCCGATGGTCTGGTGATGGGTCGGCGGGCAGATGTTGACGTCCTGCCGGTTGTCGGACTCGGTGATGACGGTGCCGAGCTCGTCGGTGACCTGCTTCGCCCGCTGGCCGGCGTCCGCCCCGGGGTCGTTCTCCGGGCGGGTGATCGTGGCCACCTTGTCCCGGGTCCGGCCCCCGGCCATGAACCCGATGGAGCGCATCCGCTCCCGGAACTGCTCTCGCGTCTCGCCGTCCACGAACGGCCCCCTTTCCTGTCGCGATGGATGCCGGAAAAGCCTCGGCCGGGCGGCGAGCGGCTACGATCTGGGGCATGACAGCGGGGACGACGCCGACGGCCGGCCGGACGCAGGACGGCATGCTCTCCCTGCTGCTCTCCCGCGCCTGCCGGTGCGGCCATGACCGGGGCGCTCACAGCCACTACGGCCCGGGACGGGAGTGCTCGCTGTGCCGGCCGTGCACCAGGTTCCGGCGCTCATGGCGGCGAGGCCGCCCGGCCTCGGCGGAACGCGCGCCCGACGGCCCGGAAACACTCGTCAGGGCCGCGTGAGGCGCTAATACCACAGGCTCGTGTTCGTGTCCCAGTAGAAGGTCCGCGATGAGTTCGCCGCGATCGTCGCGAGGACGCCCGCCGCGACGTTCGACGTCGCCTTCGCCGCGAACGTGATCTGCCCGGAGCCCTCGTTCCCGACGGCGAGCAGCTGCCCCGAGTAGGCGCCCGTCGCGAGGATGACCCCCGTGACCGCGCCGCTGTTCGTGACCGGCCAGTAGCCGGGCCCCGTCGGGCTGATCGTCCCGTTCGACGCGATCGTCTGCGGCGTGTTGTAGTCGCCGAGGGCGATGCCGCCCTGGAAGTTGAAACTCGTCGCCCAGTTGTTCGTCGCGCTGGCCAGGACCGCGTCGCCCATGATGAGACCGTAGAAGCTGAAGTTCCCGTTCTTGTTCGACGCCGTGAACGAGTAGGAGGTCCCGGCGAAGTCCATCGCCCCGGACCCGTTGAACCACTGGTTGGACGTGCTGCCGAACTGGATCGTGTACGGGGCGGTGTGGGCGTTGTCGTCCAGTTCCACGCCGAAGCTGACGGTCCCCTGGAACATGGCCGAGTAGCCGTCGGAGTTGCTCCCCGTGATGAGGAGCACCGCGTACTGGCTGGCCGCCGTCAGCATGTTGCCCTGGATGATCATCCCGGCGGCGTCGCCGATGCCGGCCCCGCCCTGCAGGACCACCCCGTTGCACACGCCGGGGGACGCCCCGCCGATCGCGTTGTTGATGTTGTGGATGATCGAGTTCCGGTCGAACGACCCGGTCGCGGTCCCCGCGGAGCCGGCCGAGTTGTCGTAGACGACCTCGCAGCCCTCGGTGTAGATGACGCCCCGGAGCTCCTCGGTCCAGTAGTACCGGTTATCGAACCAGACGCCCTTCGCGGCCGTCCCCGCGCTGTTGAAGACCCGCACGTCGATTTGCCATTGGAAGATGTCCCCGACGCGCAGCGCGTAGGACCCGTTGGTCCCGTTGATGAGGAAGGTGCCGCCGAGGAAACCGCCGCCGGAGTAGTTCCGGGGGATGATGCTGGAACTGTCGTAGATGTTGAACAGCGGCCCCGCCGACGTGCCGACCGCGTTGAACGTGGCGCCCCACGCGAGGATCCACACCGGCTTGGCGACGCTGATCGTGACCGCGCCGGGCACCAGGTGCCACTCTCCCGGCAGCAGGGTGATCGCCCCGCCGCCCGACGGCAGCGCCGACACCGCCGCGCTGATCGCCGCCGCGTCCTTCGCCCCGGTCGTGTCGCCCGACGGCCACACGTAGCCGGGGAGCAGCTGCGACAGGGTCATCTGCTTGTTGGACCCGCCAGCCCCGGCGGGAGGGGTCGACGTGTCGTTGGGATCCACGACGGGGAGGATGACCGCGGGCAGGACCGAAGCGCTCGCGATCGCCGACAGCCCCGTTATCTCGTAGTTCGTCACCGGTCACCTCCAGGGGAAGAGGCGGCCGCTATCGCGGACGGCTGCGGGATCACGGGCATGAGCGACGAGAGCGCGGCGGACGGCTGGCGGTCAGCCGGTGCGGAACGATGCAGTCGCATAGCAGAAAGCGCGCACATTCGCCCCGCCGGGCCCGCTGGCGACGACGTGAGCCGTGAACGCCTCGCCCTGCGGCAGCGACCCGCCCTCCCATGGCGCCGACGACCGGGCCGTGCGCGGGTAGGACGGGACCAGCGTCGACCGGTCGCACACCGCCCCGGCGTAGATGTAAATCGCGTACTCGGCGGGATCGGGAAGGCCGGGGGTGCCGGGCGGCTCCCACTCGAGGCGGACCGATGTCCGCCCGCCGAACGCGCGCAGGCTCCGCGGCCTCCCGTACGTCGGGTCGGCCGGGGGCGGCGCAGGCTTCCCGGAGACCGCCTCGAGCCACGGGACGGAGAAGACGTCAACGTCGTACAGACCTGCGTCCCGCCACTGGACCCCGACGACGGGGAACGGCCCGGACGCGTTCGCGACGAGGGCGACCGCCTCCGCCTCGGTGAGGCTGTAGTCCGCGATGATCAGCCCGGCCGACGTCACGCCCCCGGCGATGAACGCGTTGACGAGGCTCGTGACGCTGTCCATCGACGCGTACCCGGCGGGCCTCCGCTGGCCGGGGCGCTTGGCCGACTCCCAGTCCGCGAGCGCCCTCCGGTACCAGCCCGGGGCGTCAGCCGGGGTAGCCGCCCCGGACTCCACGTCGAGGACGTCGGCGGTCGGGTCGGCGGCGTCCGGGTCTTGGTCGACCCGCAGCGCCCCCGGGCGGGCCTTCCAGTCGGCGTCCGTCCAGATCACCCACGGGGAGCCCGTCGCGTAGCCCATCGCCTGCCCGGCCGGGAGAGACCCGATGTTGCCGTGGGTTGCGTCGTAGCCGGGAGTCGTCGCGATGCTCACAGGCCATCCCCTTCGCCGCGCTCGGGGCGGCTCTCATCCCGGGCGGCTAGCGCCCGGTCAACGTGGTCGCCGACCTTCTCGGCGTGCCTGTCGAGTTGATGCCCGACGCGCTTGTGAACATGGGCGGCGGTCGCGGCCGCAAAGGACCCGCCGAGGCACGGGATCGCGGTCAGCATCATCACGACCGCCGCGATATGAGCCGCCCCGGTGCGGGGCGTCACGTCGCCGTACCCGACGGTGGACGCGGTCGCGACCGCCCAGTACAGCGCGAGCCAGAAGCTCACATGGTCCGTGAGGCTGAACGCGGCCGCCCCGCCGAGCACGCACGCGAGGGCTGCGGCGGCGAGGATCACTGCGCGCCTCACCGGGACGCCCGCTCGAGGTGCTCGCGGTGCAGGCGGTGGATCAGGTCAAGGCGCGGTCTCCGCCCGTCCATGTCGGGGTGGTGGCGGTGGCAAAGGCGGAAAAGGTTCCCTGCGGCCGGGTACTTCCCCAGTCGCAGGCACCACGGGCTCGCATGGCATGTCCGGTGCCAGTACAGCAGGACGCCGAGCGCCGCCCACTCGAAGATCTGCAGTCCCCCGGCCTGCCCGCTCCACCAGCCGTAATAGCCGCCCGCCTCATCGCGGTTCCCGGTCAGGACGAAGAACTCGTCCCGCACGTGCGGCCACCATGCGACGACAGGAGCGATGACGGCGGCGAGGACGACGACGGGCAGGGAACGGCGCACGACGGCTCCCCTCACAGGAGCGAGGCGGCGAGGCACAGCAGCGCGGCGGCGATCAGGATGGCGAACGTCTGCGCCCAAGCCAGCAGCCCCTTCTCCGGGCGGAGCACGGCGATCACCGACGCGACCCCGGCGACAAGGGCGAGCGACGAGACCATGGCCGTGATCCCGCTCGCGAGCAGGTACGGGACCGCCGGGGCGACGCAGGCCGCGAACGCGGCGCCCCCGTTGGCGAGCGCCGGGGCGAGCCCGGCCTTCTCATCAGACAGCCACGCCCCGGCCGTCATGCCGACGAGCTCCGCGAGAGCCGCCCCGAGCGCGGCCCGGAACAGGGCGTGAGGCTGGCCCGAGAGGCTCACCAGGAGACCGAGGACGAGCGTCACCCCGTCTGCCGCGCCGAACGTCGCCGCGCTTTTCAAGGCCGGGAGCTTCACGTGCCCGCGTCCAGGGTGACGGCGAGCCCGTCCGCCTCGGGGAGCGGGAGGCTGTCTGGTGCGCCGAGCTCCCGCAAACTCGGCGCACCAGGCTTCGAAGAGACGTGAACCCTCATGAGGACCCCCAGTCGGGCGTCCCGTCGCCGCCCCCGGCGAAGACCCGGCCGCCTCTGACGAGGCCGAGCGGGTTGCGGGGCTTGCCGCCGTGGATCTCGTTGGCCTCGGCTGTCCGTTGAATCTGGAAATCGACCGGCAGACCGGTGCGCGAGGCGAGGTAGGCGCCGACCGACAGGCACAGCAGTTCCCAGCGCTCCCGGGTCGGGCAAGCTGCGGCGAACTCGTCGTCGTCGAGCATGAGGCGCACGTCCACGTCGCGGTACGACCCGGCGTCGCCGTAGCCGGCCGTGCCGACGAGGTAGGGATGCTCCCCGCCGAACGCCCGGCTGATCACCTGGCACGCCTGGTCGAGGTGGTAGAGCTCTGTGGTGGTGAGCAGGGCGGTGCGGGTCTTGGAGGTCACGACGCAGCTGACGCCTCTCCGGGCTCGCGACGGCAGAAGAACGGGAGCACGTACAGGTGGCCCGGGTAGCCCAAGGTCATTCGCTTCTCGTTGTAGAGCTCGATGAACTCGGCCCGCTGGGCATCTGAAAGGTGCTGGTAGTAGAACTTGGCTTCCTGACCGCACCCGTCGCGGAGCATCGGCAGGTGGCGGGCGTTCCACTCTTCCTCGATGTCGGCGTCAATCTGGGCGGCGTCCTTGCCGTCCCTGTTCCCGAGGTCGCGGATCGCCTGCGCTACCCCGGCGCCGGCCGCAAGCCACTGGGCTTTGCGCGCCGCGATGTCCTCGGCGGTGCGCGGCTTGCCGAGGTACGCCTTGTAGTTCTTGTCGGTCGGCCCGACGACCCACCCTTCGCGCACGAGCTCCATGAACCGGTCCGGGTGAAGGCTGCCGCAGAAAGAGCACGACAACCCGACGCGGTTCTGCCCGATGACGCCGCCGTCGGCGCGCCACTCGTCGAGGCCTTCGGCGCGCTGCCACGGTCCCATATCGCTCATCCGGCGCGGGCATGTCTGCTTGCGGTCCACGGCGCCCCCTTCTTGCTCAAGGCGCTCCTGCGCGCACTCGGCACAGAGAGCCGGGCCGCCGCAGCGGGCCTTCACGCCGTCCGAGCGCGGGGTGACGTGGCCGTGGCCGGTCACTTCGCCGCCGCCGGTCCGCCGAGGAATTCCCAGTCGGCCCGCGCATACCGATCAAGCAGCCACGCAGGGTACGTAACCGAGTGAATGCCGCTTCCGGGCCAGCGGTGGTGCCGATCGCAGAGGATAAGCAGCCCAGCCTCGCTCTCAGCAAAGCGTAGAAAATCCTCGTCCGAGTGGAGCCCCGCCTGCGGGAAGTCCCTGGCGACCTTCTGCCAGTCGATCTCGTTCAGCCCGGAGAACTCCGCGACGGCATGGTGCGCCTCGAGCTGCGTCGCGCCTGAGCAGCGATGGCCGTCGGGAAGCCCGGCCTTGATCTGCGCGAGGGTCGCGCCGCCTATCCAGCAGCCCACGCCGAGGACGTGCACCAGGTGGTGCTTTGCCGCGTTGAAGATCTTGTAATGCGGATCCGACTCGCGGGGGCCGTGCGCCGGATAGGCGACCACCTCCCGCAGGGTGCGGCGCTCATAGTGCGCTCCGGCCTGCTCGTGCGCGGCTACCACGCGGTCAGGCAGCGCCATCGGGTGCCTCCTCGTCCTGCGGCGGGGGGATGGCCGCCGTTCCGCGGTGATCCCGTTCGGGCAGCGGCCCCATCCGCAGGAAAACGAGGCATCTCCAGGCCATCACCGGGGACACGAGACCGATGAGCGCAACGTCCGCCCAGGCGGCGATCCTCGAGTCGACCCTGTTGAGGTTCCAGAACAGGGACATGATCTGCGGGACGAACAGGCCGGCGATGAGGAGCGCCTCGATGATGAGGCTGAGCCCGATCGGGTTGCGCCAGGCGCCGCCCCTCGTGAGCCGGCTGTAGAGCGCCACCCAGGCGAGGATGATGATCCCGCCGGAGATGAGCCCTATCTTCAGCAGCGCGATGATCCACTGCTCTTGCGTGATGGCCGATCACCCCTTCTGGTGACGTGCGACGATATCGGCGGCGATCGTCGAAGCGAAGTGGTTGCGGGCGGCGAGCGACGTGATGTCGGCTCTGACCGCGGCGGCGTGCGCGGCTGACCGCAGCGACCGCTCTTTCTCCCCGCGCGCCCGGTCGACGGCGGCGCGGCGCTGGCTGCGAGACGGCCACGGGAGCACGGCGTCCATGGCCCTCCTGAGGGCGGCGAGCGGCGTCACGGGCTTCCGCCGTGGCCTGTGGTGAGGTCGCGTCCGTACTGGATCGCGGCGAGGATGTCGCGGGTCGCGGACGCGGCGGTGACGGCGGCGTTAGCCCGGTCCCGCTCGGCCTCGAGCGCCGCCTTGAGCTCTTTGTTTTCCTCGCGGAGATCCTCGATCACCCCGCGGGGGAATATCACGCCGAAGATGAACAGCAGGCAGAAGACCCCGCACACCCCGGACCCGGTGAGGATGGTGATCAGAGTGCTGTCCACCAAGGCCGCGCCCCCGTTTCCCCGGGACGCCGGTCATCGGGCCGGCCCGGGCCGTCCGGGCGGCGCCCCCCTCCGCGCGGGCGCCGGGAAGGGAAGAGGGGAGGGGAGCGCCCCGCCGCCTGACGCGGCTCCGCTTCGGCGGCGGCGAGGAGGGCGAGAAGCCGCAGAAACCGCCCCTGCGCGCCCCTTCCCGGCTAGTCTGCCTGCCCCCGTCAGGGCGGCTCATCCTTCCCGGCCGTCAGGCGAGCTGCACGGTGCCCGTGGGGAGCGATCCGTTGTAGGCGACCTGGGTGACGGCGGCGAGCGTCGTCCCGTCCTCGAAGGCGGTCGCCTCGCACAGGCCGAGGATCTGCCCGCCCGCCCCCGCGCGGGCCAGCGCGGTCGTCCGCGCGCCCCCGTCCTCCCAGGTGTGGAGGACGGGGCCGCCGGGGGTCTGGTCCCACACGGACATGATGACCGCGTACCCGTCGGGCTGCCCGGCCCACGAGCCTCCGCCGGCCGGCCGGGTCTGCGCCGCGGCGGGGAGCGCGACCGGGTCGAGGGCGACGGACGTGTAGTCGCCGAGGTCCCCGCCGTCCTGGCGGAGCAGGATATGGTACGTCCCGCCGGGGGTCAGGCCCGAGGCGGGGAGCGGCACGGAGATCATCGGGACCGGGATGAGCGGGACCGTCGCGTAGTAGGGCGAGATGAGGTTGAAGGTCTCCCACTGGCCGGCGGCGCCCTGGAAGCACAATGTCTGGTAGCCGCCGGCGGAGTAGGGGCTCATCGTCTGCCATGCGGGCGCGGGCCCGTCCGCGGACACGGTCAGGACCTGGGTGGCGGCGGAGTAGGTGACGGAGCCCGTCGGCCCGCTCAGGATCGCCATCGCGCTGTCGGTGACGGCGAGGTCCCACCCGGGGCCGACCGTGAAGCCGGGGACCGGCAGGGCGGGACCCTGCCGCCACCCGCCGAGGGATCCGTCAGCCGCGATCGGCGAGAGCCAGACGTCCCCGACGGCGGCCCCGGAGGCGCTCAGTCCCCCGGCGGCGACCAGCCAGTTCCCGACCACGGCGACGTAGGGGGCGGTGACCGGCTGCGGGAGCGACGGGCCGTCCGCCCATGACTGGATCTGCCCGTTCACCGCGCTGGCGTACCAGACGACGGCGCTCGCGCCGGAGCCCCCGCCGACGACGTAGACGGTCGTTCCCCATGCGGCCGCGCCGCCGCCCGAGGTGGCCTCGGGGAGGTTCGCCTGGGCGGTCCACGCCCCGACGGCCCCCGACGCCGGCGACCAGCTCGCGGTCCACACGCTGTCGAGCGCGCCCGCGGTCGTGTTGCCGCCCGCGACGACGAGGGTGTCCGCGGTGGCCGCCGCCAGGGCGCCGATGGCGGGGCCGGGCAGGGACGGCTGCGGGGCCGGCCCTGAGATCGTCCCGCCGCCGAGATAGGCGACCGTCGACACGGTCGCGACGGCGGCGGAGGCGACGGTGTCGTAGCCGCCGAGCAGGATCGCGTAGTTCCCGCTGGAGACCGGCGTCGCGTAGGTCCCGGCGCCGTTCCCCGACACGGCGGGCGGCGTCCAGACGGTGAACGTCCCGGCGCCGAACATCATCGTGTTCGACTGCGCGGTCGCGAGCGGGCCGCCGGCCGTCAGCCCGGAAGGGGCGGCGAGCTGAGCGATCTGCGACCCGGGGACCCGGGTCGAGACGATGACCGCCCCGGGGGTCCCGCCGGAGTCGGCGCACAGGCTGACGGTGACGTCGGCGCCGTTCCCCGCCGGGGACAGCGGCAGCGTGACCCGGCCGACCGCGGCGCTCCCGGACGGCATGGTGAACGGCTGGTCGACGTCGGAGGCCCCGAGGCTCACCCACTGGACGCCGTTATCGGCGGGGGTCCCGCCCGGGACGACGATCTGGCTCCCGGCGTAGACGGGCGCGACCGCGTGGGAGATGAGGAACTGATCGGCCTGAGTGGGGTAGTTGACCGCGCTGGCGTCGCCGGGCAGCCCGGTGCGGGCCGCCAGCCACGCCAGGCCGGGCGCGGCGCTCTCGGCGAGGAGGCTGCCGCCGTCCTCGGCGAGGATCGCGAAGGAGCCGCCCTCGTCGACGATGAACGCCATCAGCACCGTCCCGCGGTCAGGCCGGCCGCCCGGCGGAGCGCGGTCAGGGGATCTGGGTGACGCGCAGCCACGAGCCGGCGTAGGTCGTCACGTCGTCGCCGGCGGTGGCCAGCTGGACCGTGGCCGCGAGCGTCCCGGCCGCCGAGACGACCAGGATCCCGCTGACCTCCGTCCACCCGGAGAACGCGACGTGAGTCGGGGTGCCGAACATCGTCGCGGACAGGGACGAGACCCCGGAGGCGGTCGTCTGCAGGATCGCGTTGGCCGCCTGCGCCTGCCAGGACACCCCCTGGAACATGACCTGCGACGCGGTCCCGGTGAAGCTGAACCCGTGATAGTGGGTGGAGCCGACCGTCCCCGACGGCACCCACTCGACCCGCGCCTCGACCAGGTAGGCGCCGGCGGCCAGCGCGGCCGACAGCCCCGAGACGGCCACCTGGGACGCGAGGGTGAACGTCTGCGTCGAGGTCGTGTAGGCGACGGCGGCGACCGACGGCTGGCCGGACTGCTGCGCGAGGAGAAGCAACTCGATCGTGCTCGCCATTCAGGCGACTCCCGTCACGAGGCCGCTGGAGTACGAAAGGGCCCGGGAGGAGGCCGTGTAGCCCGCCGCCGACTGCCCGGCTGTGAACTCCCTCACCCCGGCCAGCTGCGCGGAGCCGTCGTAGGCGAGGGCCGTCCAGCGGGCCCCGGAGTCCTCCCAGGTGCCCGCCAGCGGCGGGACCGGCGACTGGTCGTAGACCGCGTACAGCAGCCCGTAGGATTGCGCGGTCCAGGTCGTCCCGTTCGCGCTCGTGCTGGCGCCGGACGTCTGGTTCGACTTCGACCACGTGAAGTAGTCGCTCGCGTCGCCGACCGCGGCGGCGACGATCCAGTAAGTCGTGCTCGCCGACAGGCCGCTCACGGGAAGCATCACCGGCACCGCCGCCGGGGTCCCGGTCAGGAACTCCTCCGGGAGCATCGTCGTCGCCAGCGCCGTCCCCGACGGGGCGCCGCCGGAGCTCGCCTGGACGCTGACCGCCAGAGGGGCCGGAGCGCCCGTCGCCGCCGCCGTCACCGTCACGTAACCGATCGCGGTCTGGCCGGAGCCCGTGGCGAACGACTGGGCGATCCACAGCCCGTCGCTATTCACCCCGCCGCTCCCGGCGGTCCCCTGGCTCGCCTGCACCGCGCCGGCGTACACGTAGGTGACGGCGTGGGTTCCGAGGAACTGATTGACCTGGCCGGCGTACGCGTTGTACCCGGCGGTCGCGCCTAGCCATGCGGGAGTGGGCAACTCAGACCTCCACGCTCAAGGCCCGAATTCCAGAGACAGCTCGAGCAGCAAGGTGTCCGTGGTGGGTACCGGGATGGACGGGCTGAAAGCCCAGTGATCGACGAGCGTCCCACTCCCCGCCGCCGAGGTTCCCCCCGCGAACGCCCCCGCCTCTGTCACCGTCCACACCGACAACTGCTGCGGGAAGTAGAAAAGCCACGTGGCCTCGGCCGCCACGCTCACCGTCGCCGGGCTTGACGCGCCAGCGCCGACGGTCTGCCGGCCGAGCTCGCTGAACAGCGCCGTGTCGGACTTAGCGGGCGTTCCCGCCCCGGACCCGACCGCACCCCAGAGCGGCGTGAGGAACGTCCCGGAGGTGACGCCGAGGTTGTTCGCCTGGTCCTGTATCCCTGACCACACGAGCGCCGCGGCGAGGACGGTGAACCCTCCGGTGCACACCACGTTGAAGCCCTCGCGGCGGTCCCGGACGCTCCCGTCGGGGCGGATCGACGACGCTGACAGCCTGCCCCGCAGGAGGACGCCGTCGGCGCCGGTAAGCTCCACGTCACCGAGCCCCATTCGCCGTTACTCCAGGTCGGGTTCGCCTGCGTGGTGGCGGTCGCGGTGTCGGCGAGGGTCACGCTCTCGTCGGCCTCGCCGACGTAGCCGACCCCGGAGACGCTGGTGTCGGTGTCGCCGATCGCCTGCTGGTTGATCTGCCCGAGAACGTCGGCGAGGGTGTAGGGGCGGAACACTCCGGGCATCAGGTCACCCCCGTCACAGGCGGACCGCGACGACCTGCTGCTGCCGGTAGCCGCCCGTGCCGAACGTCACCGTGTTCCCGGTCACCAGGAACGTGTCGTTCACGCCCCACGAGCCGCTCTCGTCATCCCAGGCGAACTGGTTGTCAATGACGCAGGTCTCCCCGGCGCGGACCCAGCCGAGGAAGTCCTCGGAGGTGTTGAAGGTCGCCTGCTCGGCCGCGAACGCGTACTCGGTCCGCTCCTGCTGCGCCCGGTTCAAAGCCATCGGCACCGTCGTGAGCGTCGTGTCGCTGATGAACTCGGCGAAGACCCCGCCGTTTGGCCCCTGGTAGGTGGCGACGGAGTTGTAGTCGGTGGCCTGCGCGACGACCGGCACCGAGTACGAGTACCAGCACTTGAGGACCGCGCCGCCGACCGGGGGGGTCGAGCTGAACAAGAAGTACTGGCCGAACGCGTTCTGCTGGACGCTCCACCCGGACGGGGCGGCGGTCCCCGGGGTGACCGACGTCACCGTCTGGCTGACCCCCGAGACCGTCAGCGTCGGCGTGCCGCTGACCGTGTACCTCAGCGGCCACGCCTGCTGCGTGCCGTCGGCGAGCCACGTGTCGGTCGGGGCCCCGCTGGTTGGCTGCGCGATGGTCTGCGTGCTGCCTTGGACCAAAATGCGGTTGTGGATGCTAGCCCCGTTCCACTCGTAGGCGTTGGTGGTGTCGAGGATCATGTGGCCCTGCGTGGTGCTGCCCCCGGCGGTCGGCGACGTCGTGAACGTGACCCCGGAGTCGACCGCGGTGGTCGCGTCGTAGAAGTGCAGCGCGAGGTTCTGATCCACGTACCAGCCATAGGGGGTGCTCGCCCCCGCGAGGGTCGCCAGCTTCCGCCACGCGTCCGACAGCGACCCGTAGTTGAGGATCAGGTTCGCCATCGTCGGCCCCGGGGCGACGAACCCGCCGTCCGCGATCGTCGCGGCCGAGATCCCGCAGTTCGCCTGGCTCGTGAGGAGGACCACCACCTGGTCTGCGGTGAGGCCGTTGAACGTCCCGTGCACGATCGCGTTGTCGGCGAAGAACGTGTAGTCGGTGCAGTTCAGCGTCCACTCGTTGCGGTTCGGGCCGGTCACCACGAGGATCGGGTCGTTGGCGACGCCGGCGAACAGGACCTGCGAGCAGTTGTTGTCGTACAGGCTCACCTGCGACATCACGGGGATGTGGAAGTTCGGGGTCGTCTCGTACTCGTCGACTAGCGGCAGGACCGCCGTGTCGCCCTGGCGCCCGAAATTCTGGGTGATGGTGAACGACTCGTTATGGCCGTCGTACGCCAGGTACTTCTGGTACTGCGAGGGCGATCCGCCCGGGGGAGTGATGGTGAGGGTGAGGCTCGCGGCGGCGACCATGCCACCCCCGCGCCGTCTAGGTCAGACAGCCCGCAGGCGTTCCTCCGGGTCGGCGAAGCGCCGCACTAGCTCCCAGGCTTTCCACGGGGGCAGTTCGTCGTAGCTGAACGTCTCCGTGTGGCCGCCGATGCCCGCCATGTCGCCGGCCGCGAGGTACGGGGCGAGACCGAGGTCGTTCCGCGCGTACGCGAGCGCCAGGCGCTCGACCATCCTGGCGGTCCAGCCGGAGGAGAAGTGCGCGACGTTGAAGCACGACCAGCCGCGCCGGGTGAATTTGCCGATGCGCTGGGACCCTACTTGCGAGATGCCTATTTTCACCGCGTCGAGCTCGGCGCGGAAAAGGACGTAGACCAGCGCGGGCTGCGCCGGATCGAATCCGGATGCGACGGAGCAGTGGCAGCCATGGCCGGCCATGACGACGCCGACGGTTCGGCGGCCGATATCCCCGCACGAAAGGCATTCGGTTCGTATCGGGGTGTGAATGCCCCGGTAAGGTTCCAGGGGAATGAACCCGGCTTCCCGGAGAATCCGGTCGGCCTCCTCGGGCGCCTTCATGTGCGCGGCGGCGATGGCGCGGTGCCCGCAGTGGATGCAACCGGAGAAGCCCCTGCGGATACTCCCTAGGCGCGGTGCCACCTCGGCGCCGCAGCGCCCGCAACGGCAGCGCCATTTCCTGCTGCCCGCCCCTGGATAGGGCTCAAGCGGCTCCAGCCCGGCTTCGCGCATCATGGCGACGGCGACATCCTCGGCGAGGCGGATCTTCGCCGCCTGGCGCTTCTTCCCGCATTCGCCGCACTGGTGCCCGTGCTCCATCGCGTGCGTGAGCCGGGAAGAGCAAAGGGCGCCACATTTCATGCACTCGCACAGCCAGGCGGTTTTGGCGCCGGGATAGGGCTCTAGTGGCCTTAGGCTATTCGCGATCATGCGGGCCGATGCCTCGTCATGGGTGAGTTTTCGCGGCATACCCTATTGTATCGCGAAAGCATTCGATAGGCGGTCGTTATGACATTCTAACCTTGACGCCCGCCTGCGGCAGGATCTTCGTGGCGACGGCCTTCCCGATCCTGTTCACTAGAATGTTCACGTCCGAGTCGGACATCACCGTGTTGCCGTAGACGTTGATGTTTATCACCGGCCCGCCCGTCCCTGCGCCCCCCGCGCCGCCGCCGGCGGCGCTGAGCGCGAGCCCGCCCAGGCTCCCGGACGTCCCCGTCGTCACCGACCCGGCGAGCGCGTGCGCCGCCGCGACGACCTCGCCCTTCCCGGCGGTGATCCCCTGCGCGAGCTTCCTCGCGATCGACTTCCCGGAGTTCGACGGGTCGCCCGCCCCCGACAGCGGCCCCTGCTTGGCCGGGGAGAACGGCAGGAACGACTTGATGGTCGACGCGACTGACCCGATCGCGTTGCCGATCGAGCCGATCATCGACTTGACCCCGTTGATCAGGCCCTGGATTATCTTCGCGCCGGCCGAGTACAGCAGGCTGCCCACGTCGCCGAGGGCGGACAGGATCCGGCCGGGGATCGACTTGACGAACGACAGCATGTCGCCCGCCTCGTCGCGGACCGCGCCGGTCGCGTCGTCCCACCAGCCGCGGAACAGCGACCCGAGCTTCCCGAACCAGCCGAGTACCGAGCGTATTTCCGAGATGTCGCCGGTGATCAGGAATTTAACGTACGACCAGGCGGCGTTCACGATCTTCATGATCAGGGCGTGCGCCGCCCGGATATCGGAGGTTATGTTCGACCAGATGGCCTTGACGAAGGCCGTTATCCCGGACCAGGCGGCCTTCGCCCCGGCGACGATCGCGTCCCAGACGGCGACCGCCGCCTTCTCGATATCCGACCAGTACTTCACGATCAGGACGACCGCGGCGATCACCGCGAGGACGATCAGGCCTATCCCGAGGAGCATCGCCGCGTTCGCCGCGATCCACGCGGCCATCGTGATGGCCGCCCCGGCGACGTTGCTGGCGACGATCATCGCGACCTTCGCGATCGTCTGGGCCACCCACACCGCCGCCCCGGCGACCTGCTGCGCCCCGGCCGCTATCCACGCCCCCGCGGTGGTAGCGGCGGCGGCCACGTTGGACGCGACGACCGACGCGACCTTGACGGCCTGCCCGGCTACCCATGACGCGGCCGAGGCGATCTGCCGCCCGGCGGCGGCGAGCCACGACGCGGACGACTCCGCGGCGGCCTCGTCGTTCGCGGCCGCCGCCTCCTCGGCGGCGCCCTCCTGGACGCCGGCGGCCTCGGTCGCGGCCTCCTCCTGCGCCGCCGCCGCGGACTCGGCCGAGGCGGCCTGCGTGCCGGCGGTCTCCTTGGAGATGATCCCGAGCGCCTTGAGAGTCGCCTGCACGGTTTTCACGGCGCCGCTGACCGCGTCGAAGGCCTTCTTCGCGATCGCGATGACGGCGACCACGGCGGCGATCGCGGTGACGCTGGCGAAGATGACCTCGGTCAGGGTCTTGTGCTTCGCGGTCCACTCGGCGATCGGGATGATGACCTTCGTCACCGCCGACATGACGGCGGTCACCGCGGGCAGCAGGGCGGAGCCGATCGCGATGCCGGTGTTCTCGATGCCGGTCTTCGCCTGCGAGATCTTGAAGTTGAAGGTCCCCTGGATCGTCGACCAGTTGTCCACCTGGCCGCCGCTCTTCTTCGCCGCGTCGCCGATCACCTTCACGTTGTTCGCGAACGTCCCCGACGACTTCCCCGACAGCATCAGCGCGGTGTTCAGCCCGGTGGCGCCGCCCATCATCTTCGCGAGCGCCGCGGTGTAGGTCTGCGCGGCGGGGCCGCCGGCGGTCAGCAGCGAGTTGAACCCGTGGGCCTTCCCCGCCACGGACGCGAACTGGTCGGCCATCGTCTTGGCGGTGAGCGGCAGCCCCTTGGTCGCGTTGTACCAGGTCGTGTAGCTGGTGCCGCCGTCGAGGTAGGACTTGGACACCGACTGGATCGACGGCGGCAGCTTCGCGAGCATGGTCTGCGCGTCCTGCGCCGCCGACGTGCTCTGGTTGAACGCGTTCATCAGGACTTCGCCGGACTTGCCCATGTGGGTCGTGATGGCGGTGGTCAGCTCGCCGATCGTCCCGGTGAGCCCCTCCTTGCCGAGGTTCTTCGCGACGGTCTGGCTGTTCAGGCCGAGCTGGTTCATCTCGCCGATCGCGACCGAGTTCGGGTTCGACAGCGACCGGATGGTGTTCGCGAGGTCCTGCGTGGACTGCTGCGCGGACATCCCCTGCGACGTCATGGTCGCGATGGCGCCGCCGACCTGCGCGAAGCTCAGGCCGACCTTCGCCGCGAGCGGCGCCACCGACGACATCGACGACGCGAGGTCCTGCATCTTCATGTCGCCGGCGCCGACCGTCGCGATGATCTCGTTCATCATCGACGCGGACCGCTGGGTGGCGTTCGACGCGTTGGTCGTGGACCCGTAGTAGGCGTTCATCGTGCCGACGAGGGTCTTCGACACGGTGTCGAGGTCGGCGCCGCCGACTTTCGCGCCCTCCGCCGCTATCTTCAGCATGTCGAGGCCGGTCTGGGCGTGGAACCCGCCGGACTCGATGTGGTACATCGCGTTGGTGATGTCGCTGGCGCTGGTGGCCGTCGCGGTCGACACCTGCAGGATCCCGGCCTGCACCATGCCGAGCTTCGACGCGGACTCGCCCGCGTCGGTCACCAGGTGAGTCGTCGAGTCCTGGAAGTTGCCCGCGGCCTTGACCATGACCGCCGCGGCGACCCCGAGGCCGAGGGCGGTGATCCCGGCGACCTTCCCCATGGTGCCGAGGCTGATCCCGCCCGCGTCGGAGGCGTCCTTAACGGCGACGGTGCTGGCCGCCGCCTCGTCGTTCTTCGCCGCCGCCGCCACGGCGGTGTCGGACTGGACCTTCTGCGCGTCCGACACGGCCTTCGCCGCCACGGCGGCGTCCCGCTGCGCGGCGGTCAGCCGCCCGCTCGCGGCGATCAGCGCGTCAGTCGACGCCGTGTCGTCATCCGCCGCCCCGGCCGCCGCCCGCTGGGCGTCCAGCAAGGCCGTCTCCGCGTCCGCCAGGGCCTTAGCGGACTCGGCCGCCTTCGCCTGCGCGGCGTCCACCCGGGCCGTCGCCAGGTCCAGGGCGTCCGCCCCGGAGGCGGTATTCAGCAGCGACTCGTCGATCGCGTCGCCCGCGCCCCTGGCGGTCTCCGCCGCCTTCGTGGCGGACTCACTGAACTTGCCGAGAGACTCGTCGATCTTCGCGAAGATCTCCGACGCCGCGTCCCTGGCCTCGAGGATCGCCAAAATCGTGAAGGACTCGGCGCCTGCCACCTCTCACCGCCCGCCGGGGTAAGGGGGCCGGCACGGCTTACTTGCGCCTGTTGGCCTGCGCGGCGCGGGCGTTCTCATCGCGGCGGATCATCGCGATGCACAGCTGGTAGTCGGCCATCTCGAGGTGCGACCGCTCAGCCGCCGTCTCCCTCGTCAAGCCGAACCGCTGCCACATCTCCTGCTCCCACAGCATCTGCTGCAGCACCGCCGGGCCCGTCGCCCCCATCCGGATCGCCGCCGACAACTCCGTCAGGAAACCGGGCCGCCTCCTGGCCCGTCCGGGGGGCGTTCAGCCGGTCGCACACGGCCCACACCTGGTCGAAGACGGGACCCTTGATCTCGGCGACGGACCGGCGGCGCTCGCACCCCGGCGGGTACGTGACCCTGCCCTTGCCGTCGGTCACCCCGGCGAGGGACAGGACGACGCCGTTCTCGTCGTCAAGGTTCCACGAGTCGAGGGAGTAGACGACCATCTCGGTCCGGGACGCGGTGTAGTCCATCTCCGCGTACTGGCGCTGGCCGGCGACGTCGACCCGCTGCTTGCCGCCGAGCAGGTCGTCGACGTGGCCTTTCTCCGCCTGGGTGAGTGCCTTCTTGACTTTCACCCAGTAGCCTGCGCCGAGCTCGATCGTCTCGGTGCCGTCGTAGCCGAGTGCGGCTGCGTAGCCTGGCATTCAATGTCCTTCATGTGCGGGAACGGGAAAGCCCCCGGAGGGATGTCCGGGAGCCGGGGGGTTCGGGGGTCAGCCGGTGTAGGCGGTCGCGACGTCGTTGACGACGACTGCCTGGATGGTGTACTCGCTGCCGCCGCTTAGCGGCCGGCTCGCCTCCCACGTCCAGCTGCTCATGATCACGTCGTCAAACTTGACATCTGCCCCGAACTTGGACATAACGACCTGCGGGCAGTTGAACGTGACCGACGCCCCGCTCCCCCCGGGGTGGGTGAACCCGAGCGACAGCGCCCCGAGGGTCTGGTCGAGCATCGTGGTGAAGTCGCCGTACGTGGCGGCGTTCAGCGACGTCCACACCACGTCGCAGGTGCCGCTGACGTGCAGCGACACGGGGGTGATGAACGACGGCCCGTGCTCGCCCGAGTACGTCCACGTCTCCTTGAGGCCGTTGTCGATGTCGAGCGTCACGTTCGTGATGTCCGCGCGCGCGCTCCCGCCGAGGGAGAACGACGCCTCGGAGAACACCCACGGCAGCTCGTTCGTCACGCTGATCGCGGTCGGGGTGGTGAGGATCGCCACCGACTGGCCGGACATGTCCGCGCTGATCATCACCGGGTCGTTGCCGGCCGGGGCCTTCACCGAGAACTTCCCGACCCGGCAGCCCGCGAACTGCAGGCTCTGGTAGTTGCCGAGGTTCTTCTCGACCGTCAGCGACGCGAGCGTGTTGGCCTGGCTCAAAGTGTGCGTGTAGGAGGGCGAGGAGCCGGTGACCGCGTCCGTGCCGATCGCCGCGACCAGCAGCGGGATCGCGTTCGAGGGGAACAGCGGCCCCTCGATCGTCCCGACGTTCTTCGCCTCGCCCTCGAGGTTGAAAACCTGCTTGTCCCGGTCGCCCATCATCAGCGTCGGGGAGAACCAGCCCGGGTCGTACTCCATCCCGTTGCTGGTCATGGGGAGAAATGTGGTCGCGCTGACCGCTTCCCCGAAGTCGGTCTCCACCGCGAAGCCGGTGGCGGACAGCGATCCTGGGCGCTCTGTTAGGGCTGGGTAAGCCACGGCGCTCCTCCTTTGCTCTGGTGCGTGCGTGGGCGGGGCGCGTGCCGGGAATGGCATGCTGGCGGCATGGACGAGACAGGCGAGATCGCGGCGTTCTACGCGGCGAGGCTCGACGAGGAAGAGGCGCGAGCATGGGCCGTCCACGACGTGGGGCAGTGCGACGCGCTCTTGTACGCGGAAGACATGGCGGACGCGGCTCGCCGTGACCCTGACTGCAACTGCGGCCGCCCTGCCCGCACGCTGCGCGAGATCGCGGCCAAGCGGCGCATCGTCGCCGACTGCGAGCGGGCCATGAGCAGGCAGCCGGGGTTCAACGCCGGCCATGCCCGGTACGGGTCGCCGTTCCCGGCGCCACACGCCAACCTGGCGTTCCGGACGCTCATGTCGCTCGTGTCCGCCTACGACAAGCACCCGGAGTACAAGCCGGGGTGGAAGCCGTGAGCTGGCCTGAGATCACGGGAGCAAGCGAGATCACGGCGATTGCCGAGCTGGTCAGGCCATGGCTGCACGTCGAGGACATCAGGCGCCCGGCGCTGCGAATCGATCTGCCGTTCGGCCCGTACGAGTTCGAGTCGGTCGTCATCGCCGCAGACGAGATGCCGGCCACCGCTAGGGGGGTCCGGGCGGCGCTGCTGGCGAGGGCGGAGGACGCCCTGGCGGCGCTCGAGCCTGCCGGGTGGCATCTGTCGGAGTGCCCGCGGATGCGGTTCGACGGCAGCCTCACGCCGCTGGTCCGCACGCTCGCCGGGGAGTTGGTGAAGCCTGCGGTCCAGCGCGCGATCAGCCTGCGGGTGGACTTCGCGGTGATACGGCTGTGAGCGGATGGTGGGAGCTCGCGCTCGCCGCCGTCCTGTTCCCCGGCGGCTGCGCGCTGTTCGCGCGGGGGCTGCTGCGGGCGTCGATCTCAGTCGCCGTGACCGGGTTGCTCATCGGGGAGGCGGCGGCCGTCCCGATGGCGTTCTGGTCCGCCGCGCACCTCGGCTAGCGCCTCGCTACTCGCCTTCGGCGCCTTCGGCGCCGTCCGCGCCGCCGTCGCCCTGCGCGGCGGCGCCCTTGGGCTTCCGCTTGCCGCTGGCCGTCACGGGCTCGACGTCCGCCCTGCGGGTGTACCGGCCGGCGTCGGCCGCCGGGACCTCGAACTCCGCCCCGGGTTCTACCTCGCCGATGCCGTGGTGGGTGAACGTGGTCGGGTGGCCTCCGGTGTACCGGAGCCGCACCCGTTCGTTACTCGACAATGACGGCCTCCCTCGCGGCGTCGGCGAAGCTCTGCAGGATCAGGCTCGTCAGCGGCGAGATGGCCCGCTCGGGGAAGTCGTTGGCCTTGGTCCCGGGGTGCTGGACGCTCTTCGCGTACGCGATCGGCCCGTGCCCCCGGTTCTCGAGCCAGCGCAGCGCCTTCGCGTTCCGGGCGGCGATCGGGTGAGCCCTTGTGCCCCCGATGACGTACGGCAGGTAGGGGACGGTGCCGTAGAGCACGACCCACATCATCCCCGCGGACGGCTCGAGGCGGGAGCCGATCGACTGCCGGAGGTTCCCCGCGGTCGGCCCGGCGCCGACCGGGGACTGCATCTTCATCGCCCGGGACGCGAGCGGCTCCACGTCGGCGGCCCACGCCCGGGAGGCGGCCTGCCAGTCGAACTTCAGGCTCCGGTCAGCGCCGGACACCGTCATCGTCATGCTCATGCTTGCACCACCTCGTCGATGTCGACGCTTATGCGCTGGACGTACCAGAGCATCCGGGGCCCTGCCACGCTCCGCTCGGGCGGGTAGTCGCTGGCGAAGGACTCGCCGATCTTCTGGATCTGCGTGTCGTCGTCGTTGACCGCGTTAGGCCCCATCGGGACGCCGGCAGCCGAGATGAACAGCGGCATCGTCGTCGTCATAAAGCACCGGAGGATGGCGTCGGTGATCTTCGGGAACGGCTCGTTCTGCATGGCCTTGTCCGGGGTGGACATGTACGCCACGTAGACGTCCATGGCCCACGTGAACTTCATGAAACCCTGGCCGCGGGGGGCGGTCTGCCTGGCGGCCTTGAGGTGCCCGCCCCACACGTAGGCGCGGGGGGAGGAGATCTTCTCCGTGACCGGCGGGGTGATCCACGCCGTCAGCGGCCCGGTGCCGGGCAGCGGGAGACCGTCGAGCAGGCCCTTCACGTACGCCTGGCAGCTGTCGAGCACTACATGACCCTCCGGAACGAGTCGAGCAGGCCCTTGAGCTCGGTCTCGATGTCCTTGGACGCTTCCTCCGACGACACCCGCTGCCCCGACATGTCCTGCACGGCGATCGCGTCGATGCCCGAGTCCAGCGCCTGAATGCACGCCGCGTAGACCGCCGCCTCGATGGCCGTCGCGGGAAGCGCCGAGATGAGCGTCCCCTGCTGGTGACCGAACGCGAGGGGCGCGGTGAGGGTGACCGTGCCGGGGCCGGCCTGCGCTGTCCCGGCGTTGTTCGGAAGGACCAGGGGCGAGGACGCCGAGACCGACTCGGCTGACACCGGCTCGGTCGCCGACCCGTCGTAGGCGAAACCCGACGCGTTCGCCCAGCCGGTCACGTCGTCGACGTTCAGGACGGTGTCGCCCGCCTCGGCGCCCTCGGTGAGGCTTGTGTGCGGCCAGCCGTTGATGTAGCAGACCTGGACGCGCTGGCCGCCGCGCCCGCCGCCGCCGCGCCACGCCCCGTTCGGGGTGGGGATGCCCGCGCCGCACCCGTACCAGGAGATCCATCCCGGCGCGACGTCGATCGTCCAGCCGCCGTCAGGGGCGGTCCCGGCCGCCGAGTCGCCGGAGAACAGCAGCGGATGCCGGATATCCCACTGGCCGGCGGTGACCGGCGTCCAGACGCGCGGGAACGCCCTCGACGAGCTGACCTGGATCGCGAGCACTTCCGTCACGGGCCAGCGCTTCATGTTCAGCACGCCGACGCCGGTGTTCGGGTCGACGTTGCACCGCGGCGCCCCCGGCCCGTTCAGGTACTCGGTGTCCGCGGTCGCCCGCAGCGGCTGGTGGCAGTAGGTGTCGATCCGGGACGTCGCCCGCCAGATGACGTCGACAGCGGCGGCCTGCTGCTGGGCCTGGGTCGAATCAGGGTCTGGGATTAGCGTCCACGACACTCCCGTGGGCGCATTGAAAAGCAGCTGGGGCGTGAGGTAGGCCGTGCCGAGCATGGGCCGTCACCACCCGCCCCGGCTTGCGCCATCATTGACGGCATGAGCGAGAAGACGCCGCCGTGGGCTGAGGTCACGATGCCGGTGACGATCTACGAGTGCCCGCTGGCAGCCTGCCCCTGGGAGGGGACGGACCCGCCGCCGCCACCAGGCGAGGCGATCACCTCGGATGCGGACGTCTGGCGGTTCATCGGCGACCGCGCCATGGCGGCCGAGGAGGTCGTCAGGGCACACCTGGAAACGCATTCGCTGCTCGAGTGGGTTCAGGAACTTGCGCGGCTCCGCAACGGCATCAACGGCTGGTCGCGCCACCTGCTGCACGCGTCCCAGCACAACAACATGCAGATCGCGCTTGGCGGCCGGATTCAGCGTGTCGCGGACGAGATGCGCGAAGCAGTCGGCCTGCCCGCATTCGGCTGGAACGACGCGGTTCCCGACGCCGAGTTCGGCGAGTGCAGCGTTCGCGCATCCGGTTGCCGGGGGCAGGAGGCTCACCCGTGAGCGAGAACGGGATCGCCCTCTACGACCTTGCCCCGGAGTGCTGCCCGGAGTGCGGGACGCCCCTCGGGAACAGGTGGCTGATGACGGGCGGCAGCGGGTGCAAGACGTGCGACGAGGCCGTCACCCGGCACCGCTGCCTTTCCCGGCCCCGCCTCGAGACGCTCGCCGTCGGCGAGTCGTGGCGGTGCCGGGAATGCTGGTCCGTCTGGACCGCGGCCGAGGAAGAGGACACGTGCGGTCACTGCGGGCGCAGCGGCCCGGAGAAGACCTGGGCCTACACCGCGGGCGCGCGGGTCGACGAGGCGCCGCGGTGCAAGCCGGCCGTCTTCACGCCGTTCCGTGACGTGATCCTGCAGCCCGCCGGCCCGTGCCACCGGACCCCGGGCGGGATCATGGTGCACGTCAAGCCCGACTGCCGGTGCCGCCGATGAGCGCCTCGCCGCTCCGGGACCGGGGCGAGCGCTCGCCGATGCCCCGCTACATCCCGCTCCCGCAGCCCGAGGGCACGGTCCGCGCCGTGCTCGACTCCGCAGGCTGCGACGGGGAGCCCGCCGATTTCCGGCTGTACGACGAGTACCCGACGCTCGTTGAGCCTTACCGCGTCTTCGACGTCCCGCGCGAGCAGTACGAGCGGTGGGAGGCGGCCCGGTCGGCGTTCCAGGCGATGGAGGACGAGATCGAGGCGCTGATCGGCGCCCGCGGCCGCGGTCCCGTCCCCCGGCCGGAGTCTTAGCAGCCGACGGCGATCTGGCGGCCGATCGTCGACGTCGCCACCGTGATTTCCAGGAACCAGCCCGCGGGCAGCCTGACCGGGATGACGACGCCGGCGACGCCGGTCGCCGAGGACACGATCGTGTTCGCCGGGGTCGACGTGGGGCCGATCGCGATGGTGACGGTGCCGCCCCCGGTCGCGATCGTGAAGTACACGAGGTAATCCCTCGTGACGTCCGAGAGCTGCGAGGCGGTGCCGGACACGAAGCCCGGCGCGGAGATCACCGGGGCCGAGGCGGCGGTGCTCGTGCCGTCCGGGAACGACACCGGGTCAGTGGGGACGCCGAGCGGGCCGTTAACGCCAGAAGCGACGACGTTGGACATGGGGGACCTCCGGTTGACGGCCGCGCGGGCCTGCCGCGCGGGGACATGCTGGGGCGGCTGCCGGCCTGGAGGCGGGCATGGGAAAGCCCCCGGGAGCGGGCGCTCGCGGGGGCGGTGGATAGGGGGCGGCTAGGCGGTCATGCGCTCGGCCCGCGCGGCTGCACGCTTGTCCCTGCGAACCTTGTTGCTGTAATCGTTGCGGCACATGCCCTTGACTTCCGCTTCGGCCTTGCAGCCGGCCGCAGAGCAGATGCTCCCGTCTCGGTTGCGGCGCAGGACGGGAGCGGCCATCAACTCGAGGGCGAGCTCGTACTTCCGGTCTAGGCAGACCGTCGACCCGTCGTAGAGCACGCGGACGAGGGCCTGAGGCGCCGCGAGGCCGCCGACGGTCCAGGACCAGATCTTGGCCTTGGGGTACTTATCAGCGGCCGACCCGCATGCCGCCGACGCCCAGACCCTGAATGCTTCCACGACAGGCTCACTGCCCAGGAACCGCAGGTGCCACTTGTTTCGCGGGCCGGGGTGCTTAACGATCGTGCCGTCGCCGTCGACCATGCCCCGCCAGTAATGGCGCATCAGGTGATCGGGGCCGTCCCAGGGCGTCGCGGTCAGGGACTTCCGCGGCGTCACGCCGAGACGGATAAGCGATTCGACAAGGCGCTGGGACGAGAGGGTGATCTCCGCTCCCGCCTGCGCCTCGGTGCGGCCCTTGACGGAGAGCACCGGGTTCTCCGCGGACAAGTCGGCCTTCATCTTCTCCAGATGCCCGAAGTCCGAAGCCTGCAGCTTGACGCTCAGCGCATGGCGCTGCCAGCCGGCCGTCCCGACGGGGCCCGCCCGGACGCACCCGTCCGCGTTGACGAACCCGAGCCAGTACGCCTTCGCCTCGGTGTCGATGACGTCGAAGAATGAATCATCCAGCGCGTAGGTACGCTTAGCCATGTCGGCTCCTGGTCAGATCAGTGAGTCGGTAACCGCTCCGGCGGTGCCTGGCAGCGCCGTCGGAGCACTTCGAACATTCTACCGGCTAACGTCCGGCTTAGTGCCGATATCGGCCGGGGAGGAGTCTGCCTTTGCGGCCCTCGAGGAACGGGCGGCCTTGGCGGGGGCCGGCTTGGGATCCGGCTCCGGGTCGCCGCCTTCCGCGGGGGCCTCGGGAGTCTCGGACGGGGCAGCCGGCGAGGCCGTCTGGCCGAGCTGCGCGGCGGTGAGCATCGCCATCAGCTCCGTCACCTTACGGGTCAGGGCGGCGTTCTCCTCCATCGCGGTCAGCATCGATGCCGGGTCGCGGCGGCGGGCCATCTCCATGCCGTGGAGCCGGTCGGCGCGCTCCGGCTCGGTCTCCCACAGCTTCCGGCCCTTGACGGCGAAGCCGCCGATCTGGTCGGAGACCTCGTCGGGGAAGTCGTAGCCGCCGGCCTCGTCCGGGGTGAAGCGGCCGTATTCGGGGTCGACGTGGGCGTCGGCGCCGACCAGGGAGTACAGGCGCATGGCGCCTCCTTCACTCATGTTCGTGGGCGAGCGCCCGGGGGCGGAGCAGAAAGCCCCCGGACACTCGCACGGTAAAACTTCCAATGCCATTCCACAGTGAATTGGAGCGCGACCGAAGCGTCTCCGAACGTTCCGGAGAAGCTATTTATCCGCGACAATTCATTAGAGTTATGAAATGGCGTTTACGCAGGTCAGGCTAGCTGACATTGGAAAGGACGGCCATGGCCACAGGGGCTCGGTTGCAAAAACTCGAGACGCTTCTGATTTCGAATTCACGACGCGGCCCCCCGCCCTTTGTCCCGGCGACTCGCGCAATTCCGTAATCGAACTGCGCGGTGTCGCGGAGGCAGCGCTGGGCGAGGACGTTCGAGATGTTGGCCTGCGGGAAGGGAACCCTGTCCGTCCGGCCGATGATGGTGCCCGGCGGGAGCGAGACGTGGACCTCGATCGGGACGGTGACGCCTCCGGCGGGGGCGTTGACGATCTCGCCGATCCGGCCGCCCGCGGTGACCGAAACACGGCCGCTCGCGTCGGTGTTCAGGAAGGTCGTCGCGGATCCGCTGGCCAGGATCAGGTTGGCGATCTCCTGCGCCTGCGCGGCGTTGACCATGAGGGCCGTGGGGCTGCACTTCACCGAGTTCCACAGCGGCAGGAAGATGTCCTGCTCGATCTCGGTGATCGTGCCGCCCGTCAGGGTCAGGGCCGCGCCGTTGAGGGAGGTCCACTGGCTGGGGTTGGCGGTGCCGGTGCCGGGCTGGACCCACTGGCCGGTCGAGGAGTAGTCGCCGGAGAGGGAGGCGAGGAACCCGTCGTAGTCGTTCGCGTTCGCCGAGCCGTTGTCCGCCGACGCGTTGTACGTCGGGACCCCGGCGGACCCCTTCCAGTTCTGGGAGATGTCCACGATGTTCGGCAGCGCCTGGTTGGTCGTGATGACCTTCGTCATCGTGACCGCGTTGACCGTGGTCGTCGTGTAGTAGTACCAGGTCGTGCCGTTCGCGCTCTGGAACCAGTCGTAGCAGACGGCGCCGCGGATGGCGGTGACGGTGCCGGTGACGGTGTTGGTGGAGGTGCTGGCGCCGGTCTCGGTGCTGTTGCTGTTGCCCTGCGAGTTGCCGGAGCCGTAGTAGAACCCGGAGCCCGTCCTGGCCGCCACCCCGATGTAGACGGTGGTGTTCAGGGCGATCGTGCCGCCAGTGGTGGCGGTGGTCATCGACGGGGCGGACGCGGCGGCGAGCGGGAAGCTTTGCGCGCCGAGCTGCTTGCGGTCGTCGCCGATCAGCACCTGGTTCAACGTTTGAAAAGTTGCAATAGCGTACGGATCTGCGTATCCCGTCGCAAAATCAAACGCATCCTGAGTTACCAGGCCGGCATAGCCGGTTGACGCGTACCGCGCCTGGAAGTCCTGCTCGTCGAACGTCGCCTCGTTCGCGGCGAAGTCGATCCCCATCGAGGGGTCGAGCTGGTTGGAGTTGACGTTGAGGAGCGCCCTCCACACAGCCCACGGGTTCCCGTCGGGAGCCTTCTCACGTGCGACGATGTCACGGAACGGCGTGACGACGGGGATCAGGGACACGAGGCTGGACAGGTCGTAGGACCAGATGCCCGTGCTCTCGAAGATGCCGCTCGTCTGCGCCTTGGCAATGGCGGCGATGGTCTCGTCGGAGACGTTCTGCATTGGTGCGGTCATCGCTTGCCTCCTTTCTGGGGGCACGCAAAAGCCCTCGCGGCTGGTGCCTGCGAGGGCTTCGGGTGTTGCTTGCTGTTGGGTTGGCGGCTTCCGCCGGGGCTTACGCCCGGAGCGGGGCCGGCTCGGGCCGGGACGCGTGGATGGCGGTCAGCGCGGCGATCGCGTCGCCCTGAAGGCCCTTGGCGATCTCGTTCTGCGAGCCGGCGTCGGGGGCCGCGTACATCTCCCGCTTGCGCGCGAGCGCCTTGGAGACGTCGACCTGCCCGCTCGCCCTGCCCTGGTCCTGTCCGCGGAGCTGCTCCGCCGGGGGGACCTGCCCGTTGGTGAACACCTTCGGCGCCGCGGGCGTGTTCTCCACCGTCTCCAGGCGCTTCGCGACCGTCTCGAGCTTCTCCGCCAGCTCACCGTTGTCAGCCGCCATCTTGGCGACGACCTCCTGGTGGGCGGCGCTCTGCTCCTCGAGGGCGGTGCGCGCTGCGTCCCGGGCGATGCTCTTGAGCACGTCCTGCGTCACTGTGATCACGTTGTCGTCCGCGGCCTTGCCGACGGCGTCGGCGGGGGTGCCGGCGTCGGCGGGGGGCTGCGGGGTCATGTC